CGCACAAACTCCTTTCTATTTTCTGTTGATAATCTGCTCAGATAACCAGTAAATATGGTAACAATAGACAAGAGGTACACATGCAAATTTTGATTCCCATGGCTGGAGCAGGCAGCCGTTTTAGCAGTGCTGGCTACAGCCTGCCCAAACCCCTGATTGATGTGGCTGGTGAACCCATGATCAGTCGTGTCATAGACAACCTGGGCACCAACCATCAGTATTGGTTCATTGTTCAGGACAGTGTGTATCAGCAATACGGCCCACAGCTTAATGAAGTGGCCAGCAAAACCTATCGTCACCATTTCCTCAAAACAAATGGGCTCACACAGGGGGCCGCAGAAACTTGTCTGCTGGCAGAGCACCAGTTGGATCCAGAAGAGCCCTTGATGGTGGCTAATTGTGATCAGTGGCAGGATTGGGACCCCCATCATTTTCAAGATTGGTTTATTCGCAACCCCAGCGACGGAACAGTGATCACTTTTTACAGCAACAGCATCAAAAACAGTTATGTGAAAATTGACAGCCTGGGCTGGGTAATTGAAGCCAGAGAAAAGGAAGTGATCAGCAATCTGGCCACCACGGGTGTGTATATTTGGCGCAAGGCCAAGTATTTTATTCAGGCTGCACATGAGATGATTGATCGTAATATCAGAGTCAACAATGAGTTTTATGTTTGTCCAGTTTATAACCAAAATTTGTTCATGGGGCACAAGATCAACACCTATCACATCAACCGCCACTACCCCATTGGCACCCCTGAGGATTTGGACTACTATCTGGCTCAAGGCTTGATCAAATGAAAGAATATGATCCCAGCACCTTTCAGGGTGGTTGGTTTATAGGAAACTTTGAACCCAACATCCTGCGCACAGCCGATTTTGAAGTGGGAGTCAAGACCCACAAAAAGGGCGAATACCATGAGCCTCACTATCATTCCATTGGCACGGAATACAATTATCTGATCAGCGGCACACTCATCATCAACAGCAGGGCGTTTGTGGGCCCCACAATATTTGTTGTGGAACCAGGAGAAGCAGTAGTGCCGCAATTTGAAACAGACTGTGTTTTGTGTATAATCAAGACGCCCAGCCTGCCTGGGGACAAATATCTATTGGAGACCACATGAAAATTCTTGTAAACCACAAAGACTTGAACAAGTATTTCTGGGCCACCTATCACGTCAAGAGCAAAACCAATCTCAACGACGCAGCCCACGAAATTGCTATTGGTCAGAGTATTGGAAATCCCAACAAGCGCAGCCTTTGGGAGACGGACCAAATGATTGAGGACTATGCTGCCAAGATCCTGGCCACAGAAAACCTGGATCAACAGGAAGGCTCTGTGGAGATTGGCTTCCCCTATGCTCTCATGGACTGGGATGGTGATGGAGTAAGTCAGCTGCTGTGCATCCTCATGGGAGGACAGATGGACATTGACAATATTCAAAAGTGCCAACTAAACAATCTGGAAATTCATCCTGACATTGAAAACAAGTTCTTCAAGGGCCCCAAGTATGGAATCACTGGCATCAGAGACTTTGTCAAGAATCCGGATCGCCCCTTGTTTGGAGGTATCATCAAGCCCAAGAACGGCATGACTCCTCATCAAGTGTTGGACATGACCAAGGAGTTGGTGGAGGGCGGGGTTCATTTCATCAAGGAAGATGAAATCATGAGCAACCCCAGCATCTGCCCACTCAGTGATCGTGTGCCTCTGATCAGCAAATATCTGGAAGGTAAAAATGTTGTCTACAGCTTTTGTATCAATGCTGACCCCATGCATGTTCTGGACCGTGCCCGTTTTGTAGCTGCCAACGGCGGCAACAGTGTTCACGTAAACGTGTGGAGCGGATTGGGTGTGTACAAGAGCCTACGGGATCTGGATCTGCCCTTGTTTATCCACTATCAGAAGAGCGGTGACCGCACTTTCACCAGCAGCACACATGACTTCAACATTCACTGGGATGTGCTGTGCAAGCTGGCTGGACTGTCGGGTGTGGACTTTATCCACGCTGGCATGTGGGGCGGTTATCTGAGCAACACTGATGAAGAACTGCACAAGACACTAGGAGTGCTGCGTTCACATAATGTGATGCCTGCACTCAGTTGTGGCATGCACGCTGGATTGGTGCAACCCATCTATGAACGCTTTGGCAAGGACTGGATGGCCAATGTGGGCGGTGCTATTCACAGTGATCCAGGTGGCACCATGGCTGGCAGCCAGAAGATGCGCCAGGCCATTGAGGACTTGCGCATCTGATCATGAATCATCTGCCTGGCTGGATGACTGATGCAGAGCTTGCAGCCATCGATGATATCTGCAAGCTGGTACCCCTGGGAGCTCCTGTTTTGGAAATAGGCAGCTTCCTGGGTCGCAGCACCATACAGTGGGCAGCAAGATTACCAGCCAGTCGCATCATATGTGTGGATACCTGGCAAGGGTATCCACAGGACTATATTGAAGATTGGTATTTGCAACAATGTAATGGCGATCATAGATTCTTGCGCAAAGACATCACATTGTTTCGTCAATTTTTGAGAAACACCAGAAGATTCACAAACGTGTATCCCATGCGAGTCAACAGCAGAGAATTTGAATGGGTGTGGGCTGAACCTCCAGGTGTGATCTTTATTGATGGAGATCACACTGAGGCAGGTGTAAAGGCAGACTTGGAAGCAGTTTATACTCGTTGGAATGCCACCAGCGACACCATCATATGTGGGCATGACTACAATAGCCGGTTCAACAACCAAGTCAAACGCATGCTGGAACCCATGGCAGCAGCCTGGAACAAGCACATTGAGAATCCCACCAACACCACCATTTTCTTACTCAAAGGAAAACAATGAAACTGATTGCTCACAGAGGACTAGTAAATGGTCCTGATTCCCAACTGGAAAATCATCCTGCTCAAATTGCAAAAGTTTTGGATCAGGCCTTGGATACGGAAATTGACGTGTGGTTCAAAGAGGGTGTATGGTGGTTGGGGCATGACAACCCCACTCATGAGGTCAGTTTTTCCTTTTTGAGTCATCCACAACTGTGGATACATGCCAAAAATTTTGAAGCAGCTGACCAGCTGATAACCTTGAGCCGTCAGGGACACTCACACAATTTCTTCTGGCATGACAAGGATGATAGAACCCTCACCAGCTGGGGATTCTGGTGGACTTATCCGGGACGTGAACTCAGCAAAAATAGTGTGGCAGTGATGCCCGAATGGCACACACCCAGGGAAGAGTTTGTCAGCTTGCTGTCCTTGGATTGTCATGCTGTCTGCACAGATTGGATCAATTTATTGAAATGAAGGTAGCATTGTGTTTTGGCGGACTGCCACGCTATGTGACCCAAACACATGGGTATTGGCGCAATTGTATCCTGGACAAGTATGACACTGATGTTTTTGTGCATACTTGGAACGAATACAACTCCTGGCAGGGTGGATCAGGTGAGCAGAGGCTGACTGATCAGATCTGGAGTCTCTACAAGCCCAAGAGCCTTACTGTGGAACCCTCCATGAGCATTGACACCAGCATCTACAAACACAGAATCTGGCCCCACAGAACCACTCCACATGGTGTGTTGAGTCAATGGTATAGTGTGGGCCACAGTTTGAAGCAGCGGCAAAGTTATGAACAACACAACCACTTCAAATACGATATTGTGGTGAGGGCCAGATTTGACTGGTATCTGGAAAAAGTTGATTTTGAAATCAACAACTGTTGGAATATTGCACTCACACCCACCTTGTCAGGCCACAGATTCAAATTGCGTGATCAAATGCTCACTGGCATAAACGATCAGTTTGGTTATGCCACCAGCGATGTGGCCACCTCAATGAGTGCATTATTTGACCGCATACCCTATTTGTATCAGAATGAGGGAGTTGATTTTTGTAGCGAACTGTTCCTCAAAGCGCATTTGGAACTGTGTGGCATACCAGTCAAGGAACATGCATTCCACAACGGAATGGTAAGATGGTGGGGAGTGAATCCATGAGTTTGAAAGTGGCCGTTTATACTGTGGCCTTAAATGAGAGAAAATTTGTGGAACGTTGGGTAAATGCCCACAAGGAACATGCTGCTTATATGGTGGTGGCTGACACTGGCAGCACAGATGGAACCATTGAGGCGCTTCGTGAACACGGCGTTCAAGTGCATTCCATTCAAATCAAGCCCTGGAGATTTGATGATGCCCGCAATGCAGCACTGGCACTGGTTCCCAGCGACGCTGATGTGTGCATAAGCACTGACATGGATGAGCTGATGGCACCAGGCTGGTATGATGCCCTGTGTGCCAATTGGGTGCCAGGACAAACAACCCGTTTGCGTTATAACTATGTGTGGAGTTTTGACGGGAATGATAATCCACAGCACAGCTTCATGGGCGACAAGTGTCATGCCAGAACTCACTATCGCTGGAGACGTCCTGTTCACGAAACAGTTTTCCACACTGGCGGATCTGCTGAAAGCATTGTGACTGCTCCCCAAGTTGTTATGTGGCACAAGCAGGATCACAGCAAGAGCCGTGGACAATATCTGCCCTTGCTGGAACAAAGCCACAAGGAAAATCTGGAATGCAGTCAAACACTTTTTTGGTTGGCCAGGGAATATGCCTACTACAACAAGGGTGAAGAAGCAGTTGCGCATTTCCGCAAGTATCTGGACATGCCACATGCCACTTGGCATGAAGAACGTGCAGAAGCACAACGCTGGCTCAGCAAACTGCTGCCACATGACAAGCTTTATTGGCTCAGACAAGCCACTGCTACCGCACCCATGAAGCGTGAACCCTGGATGGACTTGGCCGATCACTATTATGCAGAAGCTGATTGGTTGAACTGTCTCTGCAATGCTGTGAATGCTCTCAAGATTCTTCACAAAAGCGGAACCTATCTGGACAGCCAGGATGCCTGGGGCAGTAAAATCCCTGATCTGGCTGGCATTGCTGCCTACAACATGGGCATGATGGAAGACAGTGTTCGCTATTTTGAACAGGCCGCATCCTTGAATCCCCAGGATCAGCGGATTCAAAATAATTTGAGGTCTGCACGTAATTCACTGGAGGCTAAAAAGTGAAACCAAGGGCAAGTATTTGGATTGTCACTTACAGAAACGAACAGGATTTGAATGCCAATCTGGACAGCTTGTTCCAGCACTGGCAGCCAGATCTCATGGACATTCAAGTAAATGTGATCAACAATCACACACAGTTTAAATTGAACTCAGCACACTGGGATAAAGTTCAAGTGTGGCACAACAGACTGAGAAGTGATCAGAGTTTGGGCCATTTGAGTCGCAACTGGAATCAGGCACTAGTGCAGGGTTTTGACAATCTGGATCATCCACGTGCGGAGTTTGTAATCAACAGCCAGGATGATGTGATCTGGCAGCCTGGCTGGTGTGCAAGTGTGCTCAAGGAGACAGAAACCTACAACCTGATCAGTCAGGGTGTGGGAGATGCTGTGGTGGTTTACAAAATAGATGCTGTTCGCAATATTGGATTGTGGGACGAACGTTTTTGTCCCAGCTTTTATCATGACGGAGATTATTTTTTGCGTGCTCTGATCTACAACAAACAATTCAGCAGTATCAATGATCCAGCACATGGCCGTATTTTAAATCCACTCCCCTATAATTTTGCTGTTGTGCCTGCTGCTAATGCTCCCAGGGTGGATGCAAAGAATTTGAGTTATGGAAAGGCACACCTGCCCTTTCTGGTATGGAAACAAAAATGGGCCACAAATCCCATACACTGGAGTCAGGAGTTGATTGACAATCCTCCCACAATTAGCCAATGTTACAATTACGTGCAATATCCACACTTTGAAACCAATCTGGCTGATCTTGCAGCCCGCAACTATCTTGTTTGAGGAACAATAATGAAAATAGCCATCTATGCTCCAGGATTGAATGAACAGAAACATGCTGCGGCGTGGGCTGACTCATGTGCCGAAGCAGACTATCGTGTAGTGATCGACACAGGCAGCACTGACGACACCAAAAAGATCCTTGAGGAAAAGGGTGTATCAGTGTATGACGCCTGGATCCGCCCCTGGCGTTTTGATCTGGCCTACAATGTGGCCATGGCACTTGTACCCAAGGATGCAGATGTGCTGATCTGTCTACACATGGACGAAAGGTTGGAGGCCGGTTGGAGACAACTGATTGAAAGTCACTGGACTCCACAAACCACCAGACTACGTTATACCTATGTGTGGAATTGGGCATCACCTGGAGTTCCCGGACGCATGTGGAGTGGCGATCGTATTCATGCTCGTCAAGGTTTCCTGTGGATGGGAGCCACGCATGAAGGATTGTGCAGCCGTGTTCCTGAAGTTCAAACACAGTGTCCTCAACTGAGAATTCTTCACTTTCCTGACTGGAAGGACAAAAAGAATGATCTTGCACTCCTGGAAGAAGCAGTTCGTGAATCACCTCATGACGCTCGTATGCGAGCCTACCTGGGTCGTGAATACATGTATCAGAACATGAAGGAAAAGTGCATTGAAACTTATAAAGAGTTTCTCACCATGCCCAGCTGGAATGTGGAACGCGGGTTGGCCATGCAGCATTTGTCCACTGTGGACACTGACAACAAGGTGTATTGGCTCAAGAGTGCCACCATGGAAACTCCACATCATCGTGAGCCATTAGTGGAGCTGAGTCGCCACTATTATGGACAAGCCAACTGGAGTGACACCTACAAGTATGCCAAAAAGGCCTTGGCGATTGTGAACCATCCCATGGACTATAGCTGCACAGATGAGGCTTGGGGTTGGCTGCCACATGACTTGGCTGCCATTGGTGCTTGGAATCTGGGAATGCGCAAGGATGCTCTACAACATGCCAAGGATGCCCTAGCCAAGAACCAAGTTGACGAAAGACTTAAGAATAATTTGAAAACTATTGAAAAATGGTTTGTAGACAACGGTGTGCCCACAGAACCACAGAAGGCTGACTAGTCAGCCTTCTTGCTGTGCTGCCGCTTCTGGCGATAGGTTATTCTGGCTCTAGTCAAATCATAGGGGCTGATTTCCACCGTGACCTGATCCATGTGATGGATGTTTATATTGTGAATTCTCAGCTTACCGCTGAGATGTGCTAGAACAACGTGCTCGTTTTCTAGTTTTACTCTGAACAGCGCATTGGGACAAACCTCAATAACTGTGCCATTCATTGTGATGTAATCTTCTTTGCTCATTCGGTCCTTGTGTGTTTGAATGCAGGACTATTTACATGGATAATTCTGAGCACATGCTGTATTTTGAGTAGTGTAATTCTGCTTATGACTGAATTTTATCCGCAATGCCCAGTTTCACTGCTTGCTCAGCAGTCAAATACACATCATGCGCTGGCAACAAGTGTGTTTGGATACTTGCATCAGCCAAGCCGCTAAATTTACGGTAGTGATCCATCATGCGAGCAGTGGTTTGTTCAAAATCTTGTTGAGCACTTATCAACTCATGCATTTTTCCTGTGGCAGAACCGCTCCATTGATGACTCATTATGGTTGTGTTTTTTGTGAGTATTCTTGCATTGGCTGCACCTGCCATGAAAATCATCAAACCAGCTGAGCTGATTTGCCCAATACCCAGTGTGTGAACTGGAATACCACTATGACGCATGGTATCAATCACAGCAAACGCATCTGTGAGACTGCCACCCTGACTGTTCACCACAAATGTGAGATGCTTTAGTTTAAATCTCTTGTTGAGATTGTGCGCAAAGATAAACTTGATGGCATCTTCTGCAATGGATGCATCAATTTCCCCAAAAATATGAAATATGCCATGACGCTGAAGAATTCCATCAACATCCCAATCATTTGTGTCTTCTGGTTTACGTGTCATCTTGCAAACAGTCCTCCAAATACTTTGTTTATTTTGTGTTGACTACAAACCCTTCAATTTACTGTGGCAATTTTTATGTTTGCTACTACTTGGTTTGGAACTCTCCAAGTGGATATAAGGATTCGCACACTATATAATATAGTCTATAAAAAATGGAGGGAGAAGTCACGAGCTATGCCAAACTGTATATACTATATCAGCTGGTTCACCTGGCTGGAAGAGGATGCCAACACCAATTGGGATTTTTGGTACCTCAAACAGGGTAGCCGGCTCAAGCCCAGAAAAACATCAGATCAATCCCACATTGATGCCGATGAGGTTGCTGATGCATTTACAGGAGCTCAGGCTGCCAAATTGGATAGCCTGGACGCCAATTTCATAAATGATGTGAAACTGCTGGCTTTTGTGGAAGCTGAATCAGATCAGGAGGCAAAGGATCAAATCCTGGCTGTGTTTCCAGATGCTGAGTTTGACAAATGTGAGCAGATCGATACAGACACACGAAATCAAATCATAGCCATGATAAATCGCACACTGGCCAGAGCAGGGGCTGATCAGGAAAAAACCTGATCAGCCAGTTATTTTACTGCTTGAAAGTTTTGGTAGCCCGAATCGCAGCATCCTTGGTGTGTGACACCTGAACAGGTACCCAAATCTGGGGTACGGGCAAGCCGTTCTTCAAATACCAGTCACGGTCCACATCAGGAGAATCCATCTCCGCCCAAGTCACATACTTGCCGTCAAACGCACGCTGAACAATATCAAAATTACGAGCCATAGTCTAAATCTCCCTGTGTCACTCTGGGTGATCACTATTTGGAGGTTGTTCTCAGTATCACATGATACTAAGATTTGGGCACCATGCCCAAACTTATAATACCCTAAATGGGCATTTGTGTCAAGTCCACAAATTCATTCTCACTGCCACCAGCCGCATCAGCATGGCCTGATCTTCCTCCAAAAACTGTTGTTCCAGAGCATGAATATCGTGGATGATGTTCATGCTGGAATCCTGGGCCTGTGAGTCCAGATCAAAAATATCCTGATTTGTCTTACAAAAATGATCCCAACCACTTGCCTGGTAGGGATCCACACGACCAGGGCGGACGCTGGTCCACCAGTGGTAGAGTTCCACGATTTCTTTGCGAGTGATAGTTTGCTGTTCACAGCCTTCCTCCTCCAAAGGCTTCAGCAGATATGCCACACCAGCTTTGGGGTTCCGCACTGCAATCCGCAGCATACGCTTCCAGCGCGGCTTGAGTTGATTGTACCATTCAGGCAGGAAAATTGTGGCCATGTTGGCACACTCAATTTCCACAAAATCCACCAACAGCTGAAAGTTTGTGTGGATCATCAGCTCAGGTTTGTCATGATAACCAGGCTCCAAACCTGAGCTCACCACATGATAACGGTTTGTGGTACGATAGCGAATCCACCAGGTAATATTTTTGAGGGGTCTGCACCCTGCGCGCCAAATGTCCTCAATCCAATCAGGCACTGTTTCCTTGAGCCAAAAAGCCCAGGGCTGTTGCTGCTTGCAAAGCGTTCTCCAGTCACTCCACTCTTTGTGGGTGGCAGCCTGAGGCTTGTGCAAGTTCCAATAATCTTGGGAGAAAATGTTCATGTGGTGAACCTATACGGATAGGATTATTATGTCAATACCAGCCCATCTGTGCAACCATCTGGCTGGCAGAAATAGCATAGGCCATACTAACATTGTGTGACCTGATCACGCCAGATTGTGGAATGCTCACAGTCTCAGCCTTGAGTCGCGGGGCACGATCCAAGATACTCTGCGGGATTCCACTGTTTTCGGTTCCCAACGTGAGCATGGGCTTGTAGCCCTGTGTCTCAATACGCATGATATGAGTATTCCAGTCAAAATTATAAACGTTCTGTCCGCCCTGCTCCACGAAGATGGGTATAACCTTATGAGTGTGGCAGAAGCCTTCAAAAAGATCAGCATTCAACTCAGCGTTGCAGTCCACGCCCCACACCTTGTCCACGTGTGTATAATGGGCTGCTCCCACCAATCCTCGGTTGTCAATCTTGCGACGACCAAACACAACTGCCCGTTCTGCGCCCATCAAGTGTGCGCTGCGGATCACAGTGCTGATGTTCATGTCACTTAGCACATTCAAACAGCACACCCAGAATGGAAACACGTTGTTCTGTGTGATAGCTTTGAGCTCAGCTACACTCAGTCCCTTGAGATGGTCATGCACATTATAACCGCTGTTGTTCTGCTCAATGAATAGCTCTCTAGTCTCACGAACGTTCAGGTCAATGTGTTTTTCTAAAGCCATGTCAAATTAAACTCCACTTGTGCGGACTCGTCCCAAGGCCAGGCGATATCGCGCTGCTGCATCCAAGAGGTGATTTCCTCGGTGAGATTTTGTCCGCGGATCCACCAATACTGTGTGCCATAGGCATCTATCACCGCAGGCCCATCTGTTCTATGCCGGAGGCCGTTTACAATCCACTCCTTTATTCCATTTATATTAGTCACCGCAGGTCCGTCTGTGCGATGCACTTTGTTGTTCACATACCATACCTGTGTGCCATTCGCATAAATCCCCGCAGGTCCATCTGTTCGATGCCGTTTTCCGTGTTCATACCACAATTGTGTGCCGTCCGCAAGTATCACCGATGGTCCATCAGTTCGATGAAACATGCTGTTCACACGCCACGTCTGGATTCCATCAGCTTCTACAGCTAGCACCATTTTAACACGAACTCTGTCATATCTTCCACAGTGTCAAAATAAAGAATATAATAAAGGTGTGAGGGACCTGAGGGGTATAATACAGCGTTTTGAGATCTGAACCAGTTGATCACTTGCTGGTAATCCTCCCATTTACCCACCTCTGAGGCAATTGTTTTGCCAATCTTCCCCCACATATGAGAGCCAAGGTGGACTCTCAGCGGGGGCGGAGTGCCTGTTGCAATCACTGCACCAGCTCAATCAGATCACTGTAATAGTTGGCCACTTCGCTCAAGCCTCCACTGTGTCCCATCTGCCAGGCCTTGCTGTAAAGCAAATCTGCCTTATCATGCCCCTTCATGTGATAAAAGCTTTCCAGATCATCACGGAACTGATTCTCCAGCACTGCACTGCGAGCATGGTAGCTGGCCACCTGATTCAGGTGTTCTTTCATCACATGATCATAGTTTTCCAGCTGGTCTGCGTAAGCACGAAGTTGAGCTGGTGTGGCATCCCTACCCAGCAAAGGCTTGCGGGGACGCGACGGGAAAGTATCACGATTCTGGTATGCATTGCTTTCCAGCTTGGTCCACACATCCTCCATGGCTACTTCTCCTGTTTCTTACAGGGTCAATATAGCATATATTCAGCCCAGGTCAACACTTATTTTTGATAAGGAACTCTTCTATGGTATTGATTTCATTATCATCAAACCCAAAAATTGTATAAATTTCGGCATCATGCCAGCTCTTGTTTTCATCCAACAAGGGCATTTGATAGAGTGCTGTGGCATTAAAACCACCGCTTTTGGTGGAATTTACAAAAAATCTATAAGCATTGCTGGTAAAAAAACTCAGAGCATTTAGAGCTTTTTTCTTACTGGAATATGTGATTTGGAAGGCATTACCACCAGCAACATGAGTATTACTATACAAGATATATCTGTGTGGCTGATCTGGCTGGTAATAGTAACCACTGTTATTAAAGATCACATTATGACCTTGGAGGCTACTCACATCCTGTTTAGTAAACCAGGTTTCAGTGCTGCTATGAACCACTGGATTTACAAACTTGCCCTTGCTCTTTTCCGAGAACAAATCGTTCTCCCTGGGATGAGGACTACTATAAAGTCTCTGTAGCAGAGTTTTGGCAGGAGGAAAAGGACTCCCTTTCATTTTGGAACATATGGTATCAGCCAACTGTGACTCAGCACTGGTGTAAATCTTGTTTCCATCATATGCAGGTACTCCGTTCTTCTTTACAACAAATGCACAAATGCTTTCGCCCACAGCGAAATAATTGCTCACATCTTTGTTGAGCCACACAATTTGATTGCCAGCCAAACAAGCCCGTGCGTCCTTGGCTACAGTAATATCCTGATCCATCCAACTGTTGGGGATCACAAACGCCAGATGCCCCTTGTCCTCCAGCAAATCTAGTCCACGTTCTACAAAATTATACCAAATTTTGATACGTTTACTTTCATCACTTTGATAAGGTGGGTTTCCCACAATCACATCAAACTTCATATCACCCCAATCATGAGTCAAAAAGTCGCTGACCATCAAATGATCACTCACCAACTTTTTGTTGTTCCTGGCATAGTTTACCCTGAGAATGTTGGTTTCACAACCCCAGATTCGCTGTGCAATATTTGTGTGTGAATGACCAGCCATGCGCAGCCTACGCTCTATTTCCACAAGAAATTGACCACCGCCCATGGCAGGATCCAGGAAGCTGGTGGTTGAGCTCTGCCACACTTCAGGTGGAAGTTGATCCAGAATCTCAGTGACCAATGGCTGTATTTGGAATTTTAGACGACTGATCAACTCTCGGATCCTTTATAATATTTTCAATATAGATTGAATTGCTATTATGTCAACACCTGGTTTATTGGGTAGCTGGGATCAGACCTACTCTCCCCACCAAATGGGGAGATAGCAATGAAAGGATATTGGTATAGCCATCACAGAGCAGAATTTCTTGGACTGATCCTAGGATCGCAAGCGGTTTCTCGGTACTTGCTGCAAGTGTTGCTTGCACATCCACTATCTCGAACACACAGTTCAGAAGCGGCAAAGTTGAACAGACAATTCCACTAACTGTTTCAACTCCTGGTTGTTCACTGAGGACGGTGAGAGCAACCCATTTATAACCAAATGCCACACATTTGAAAGATGATTTGAGTGCCCTCTGTTGCTACTGGGGCACATATTCCGGGTTCGCACTGGAGAGTTTTGTCATCGGCAACCAGCGGTGCTTCCCGGTCGCTGATAAGCCCAGCATTTTTTTGCGTTCCTGATGGAGACCATCCCTTCCGCCACCAGCAGCCAATAGCTGGCATATTCAAGCTTATTATATGTTTTTTCGTTGCTTATTATGTGAGGGATAGGCACAGCATTTCAAATGCTGCGCACACGAACCATCAAGTAAGTTGATAGATATGGATGTTCAATCACCAAATTTCGCGCTAGAGCATGAACACTGTAATTGCCCTCCAACATCCGTTCCAATCTGAGAGCCTGGCTGTTCACAGTTTCATCCAAACTGAGACCTTGTTCAGGTAGCTCTTCTGTTATACCCAAATATTCCAGGTTCCATTGCACTGCTTCTCTCATGAATATCAGATCAGCATCGTTCAAATAAACATCGCTCAAACTGCTTTCACTCAACCATTCCTTGACCTGCTGATCAGGTTTGGTGGGCACTTGCTTTATGTCCACATACTTGCGCAAATTGTTGGGAGTTACAACCTCCAATTTGCCCTTGGGTAACCGGAGACTGGTAAACTGCCACTCTTGTACATTTGTGAGTAGTGTGATCTCTTTGAGCAAGGACGTCAAACGTTCGGGGAATTGGTCATTGCGCTTGAACTCTGCAAATGTGAGATAGTAGCCTTCCTTGCTGGGTGCAGGTGAAACATCAGTGTCCTGAACCTGTGTGGGGCTGCGCTCAATAAAGTTGCTCAAATCGTGTGCAGGATTTTCTTCAAAGGCATAAAAGCCCACCACAATCATGCGCTTGTCATCCAACTTGCTGTTGAACTCGTCAATGGTGAGCATGGGTAACACCATGCCATCCAGATCACCTGCTCGGAGACCTTCTGTTATAAATTCGCTCATAGTGTGGTGCCCTTTGCCAGCTGATCTTCTGCCTCGTCAGCATCATCTGCCTCCATGTCATACTGATCCAACATGTCCTGGTTCACAGCTTCCACAAAGCGGCGCGGGATACTCATATATACGATCCAAATGGGTTTCTTTTTCATTCGGGGCTTTTTGGTTCCTGGTTCATAGTCACTGGGGCTTTTTACCTCCACTGGAACCTCTTCCTGGGCCTTTTGGAATTTGATACGAGTGCCATGGGGAGTAAGTCTTAATCCACCCTCAGGATCGGGCATTTGTTCATATTCATACTTGAATGCCACATCCACCCAGTATTTGCGAACCACAGGGCCTTTTACCAAAACCCCTTTGATCCAATTTTTAAAAACATACAGGTTACTGTCGTCGAGATAAGTCTCAACGTCAATCATGATGTCCAGCAGGTCGTCTTGACTGCTGAGTTTATCTACAATTTCACTTGCGTCGTTTTCGGTGATGATCTGAGCCATATTATCAAGTGTCCACTTTAGGAGTATTTATATGGTGTCAGTGGTTACGGATATTGTCGTGTGCCAGGAACGATGCCCATTTATCCCTGGCACACAACAATTCAGGCACTAGTTGCGATACATGTCCAACACTGTGTCAATGATTGGATGACGCTCAATATCTGCTGGTTTGAATTCACAAACAGCAATACCAGATCTGCTACGAGCGCGAGCCATCACATCTTTGAGACCGTTCAGTTCAAAGCCTCTGTCATGCTGCTGTATGTCGCCTGTGACAATGATTTTACTACCGTCTCCAATACGGGTCAGCAGCATTTGCATCTGATTGGGGGTGCTGTTCTGAAACTCATCTCCAATGATCCAAGCTTCTTTAAAAGTGCGACCTCGCATATATGCCAGTGGCGCAATCTCTATGATTCCATCTTCAATCATAGTAAGCACTTGTTTTTTGGTGTAATATTCATAAAAATAATCCAGTATGGGCAGAACCCATGGTTGCATTTTTTCAACTAGTGTTCCAGGAAGGAACCCATGTTGTTCATCAACACTAACTGCTGGACGGGTAATAATGATCTTTTTTACGTCACCACGCTTGAGGGCTTGAATTCCTGCAAGTGCAGCAAACATAGTCTTACCTGTGCCAGCAGGTCCCACAGCAAATACAATATCCAAGCTGGTGTCTTCCAGCTTATCAATATAAAACTCCTGGCTCAAATTTCGGGGCAGGAGTTGCACTTTGCTCTTGGTGTTTGTCTGGAATTGATCCAGTTCAACAATGTTGTTACGAACATGACGATCTCTGTGCATGTTGCGATCTTCTCTGGGATTTGCTCGGCTAGAGCGTTTAAATTTCCTGTTTAGAATGGCGAATCTCCTTGCGAGAGTGGGGCACCAGGTCTATTTAGAACCTTGCCCGGTCAATAATCACACACTTTATCCAAATATGTTTGCAGCAGCTATCCATAAATATCACAAACCGCGGACATCTGTTGAACAATATGACAAGTAACATCAATCCCTTTGCCATCAATCCTAATGTGCCTGTTGCAAACAGCGACAACCCCAGTCAGGATCTACGCAATAATTTTCAGGCCATCAGCAATCAGTTTACCGTAGCTGCTCAAGAAATCGGCAGCTTACAAAATACTACTGTGCGGCTGGATGGTATTGTGCAAAGCGATACAGTTATTCTCACAAGTGATTTGGCCGGCACACTAGTGGTAACACGCTTGAGACCCAGTGATTTGGTCAATGCTTTTGAAGTGCCTGGAACGGGAGCCATGCGTGTGCCCGTGGGCAGCACATCACAAAGACCCAGCAGCAGCCCCTTGAAACCAGCCAAGGGTATGATTCGTTATAACACAGACGTGGAAACACTAGAATACTATCAGGGCAACAACTGGGTTCCATTTGGTGTCACAGGACCTATGGGACCCTCTGGCACAGCAGGCGCTCCAGGTGGACCCACAGGCTCCACAGGTGTAACCGGCCCAGGGGGTTTTGGACCCACAGGAGCCACAGGTGTTGCTGGCACGGCTGCAAATACTGGGGCCACTGGTGCCAGTGGATCAATTGGACCCACTGGCTATACAGGACCTGCTGGAACGGCAGCCAACACTGGTGCCACAGGTGCAACAGGTGTGGCTGGACCAGCTGGTGGACCCACAGGAGCTACTGGACCAGTGGGTAATGCAGCCCCTGGTGGCCCCAACCGCAGTGTTCAGTTCAACAACAGTGGTGTGCTTGACGGCGACGCTGCTGTGACTTTTGACGGCAACCAACTGTTGGCCGATCAGTTGCTGGTGGATCAAGTGGGCATCAACAATGATGTGATCACCAATGTGCTCAACACCGGAGTGCTCAACCTCAATGCCAAGGGCCATATCAACAACATTCGTGTAATGAACACTGGAGGTGGATATGTCTCTGTGCCAAATATTACCATTGCTCCTCCCCCACTGGGAGGTGTGCAGGCCAGTGCAGTGGCCCGAATGGGTGCAGTGGTGGCAGTCCCTTATAATAGAGGTATTGGATACCTAAAAAATGATGTGCTGACTGTCACTGGTGGTATTCATGCAGTGCCCACTCTATTACAAGTTGACAGCGTTCGAATTGGAACTGCAACTATAAATCCCAACAACACAGGCCGTGGTTATAAACCCAATGATTTGTTGACAGTTGTGGGCGGAAGTGGACCTGCTCCCGCCACACTAATTGTAACTCGTATAGGTCTAGTAGACGCCAATATCGTAAGTCCCGGCAGAGGTTACAAGGATGGCGAATCTGTAACAGTTTTCGGTGGTGGAGCCATCACACCAGCAGTTTGTGTCATCAACGCAGAGCCCATCACAATTGAAAGTTGGGATCAAAGCCTTCCAGGCAGCACATCACTCACTTACGATTTGGATTATTTGGCTGCTCCCAGTGTTTATACCTATGTGAGTGTTTATGTAAACAGCACTCTCAAAACATATCCCACAGATTACACACTCAGCACAGTGGGTTCGATTACTAGAATAACCTTTGCAGTTGCACCAGGATTGGGCAACACTGTCACAGGCCGCCTCAACAGTTTTGTGGGATCAGGATTTGCACAAACTTTCAACTTGAGCGGCAACGTGCCTTTGAGTGAAAGCGAGCAACTGCACGTTACCCTTGACAACGTTACTCAAACATTGAACGTGGATTACACACTTGTGGATCAGGGCATGATCACTCAATTGGTGTTTGGCACACCGCCTGGCACAAACAAGATCATCAAGGCCACACTGGGAGGACGTGTCACAGCAGTGGAAATTGTCAATCCTGGCAGCTACAGAGACATGCCCAACACTATTGCTAACACAACAGCAGGGGGATCAGGCACTGGCTTACTAGTGGAATTCAACACAACTGTTCAGGAAGTGCTGCTACAGAATCAAGGTCCTTATGATCAACTGCCTGCTAATCTCACCAACAACAAAGTAACTGGTGGCAGTGGATTTGGAGCATACTTTGATCTCACCAGCGAGATAAACAGTTGTGTGATATTGGATCCTGGCAGTTATAGTCTGATACCCACTCTGATTGAAAATAATGTTACCACAACTGGACCTGGTTTGGGAGCCACTGTGAATTTGAGTTACGGTGTAATGTATGTGGATGTGACCAATCCTGGAAGCTTGTATGAGCAAAGTCCAGAAGTGACAGTCACAGCAAGTCCCAGCCGTAACAATGCAAGATTGAGTGCTCAAATGACTGGCGCCAAGGTGCGTATTGGAGACTTGGTTGTGACTGGGTCTGCTGTGGGAACTGCGCCAGTGGTCACCAACGTTATCTATGTGACCATGGATGGTGACGACAACAATGATGGTTTGAGTGAAGACAGAGCCAAGAAAACTATCAAGGCAGCCGCAGCCATTGCCAAACCCTATACCACTATCTTTGTACGTGCAGGAAATTATGTGGAACAAAATCCCATTTATGTGCCTGAACGTGTGGGTATTATTGGAGACAATCTGCGTAGGGTAAATCTCTATTATGGAAACCCAACCAAGGACTTCTTTTGGGTAAACAATGCAGTTTATATTGCAGGTGTGAGCTTTCGTGGAGGACGGGCTCCAGGCTACTCCATTGCGTTTCCGCCACTGAGCAGTCCTTACCTGCCTCCAGGAGTGCGCGGTGGGGCCGGAATAATCAGCACATCCCCTTATGTGCAAAACTGCACTTGCTTTAACGGCACTGGTGGTGGCATGAAGGTGGATGGAAATTTGGCCAAAGGCACCAAGAGCATGGTTTTGGACGCATTCACTCAGTTCAACCAAGGTGGTCCTGGTATTCACATTACCAATCAGGGCTATGCACAGCTGGTGAGTATATTCACAATCTGCACCAATATTGGAACCTGGGTTCAAAACGGAGGCACATGCTCCATCAGCAACTCAAACACCAGCTTTGGTGATATTGGTATTTTGGCTGACGGTATCAGTCCTTATTTGTTTGGTGGTAACATCAAAACAGGCACCGGCCGATTCAGAGTAGACAACATAACCATCAACGGCATCAACAGCCGCCCTTATGTGGGCCTAGTAGCAACTATTGGTCCAGAATTCAGCTATGTGGAAAGCATTGAAGTTTTGGACGAAGGTCAAGGATACATCACACAACCAACTGTGGTGGTGGATCCGCCAGTGGGATATGCCTTCCGTCAAGCCACAGCTGAGGCCAATGTTTCTGCTGGAGTTATCAACAGCTTTACAATCACTGACAATGGGGCTGGCTACACAGGGCAAGCCTATGTGACTGTGTATGACGCAAGTGGTATGGCACCTCCATCCACCACAATTGTTTATAGAGCACAAGAAATAACCATCAACAATCCAGGTGCTGGCTATGTGGTTGGTGACCAAATAACCATTGAAGGCGGAATTTATCCTACTGTGAGCGTGGACGAACCAGTTATTCTTACTGTTACAGGAATCTCTCTCACTGGCGGTGTGACAGCGGCCAATTTTTACAGCACTGGCAACTACAGCTCATTGCCAATTGTCAGCGGCGCACTCACAAGCACAAGTGGTGTGGGCAAAGGCTTCAGTTGCGGATTGAACTTTGGAATTTATCAAATACTCATGGATCCAGGAGGTGAAGGATACACAACCCCCATAGTCACCATCACAGGAGGTGGTGGAATCACTGCTCGTGCTGTGGCAGATTGGGACTCCAAAACTGGAACAATCAACACAGTGAGTATGATCAACCAAGGCAACGGTTATATTTGCAAGCCTGATGTGATCATAACAGGTGGAGGCGGTGTGGGTGCCACAGCAATTTCCAATGTGGAAAACGGAACTATCACCAGCGTGAGAGTCACCAATCCTGGTGTAAACTTTAGTAGCACACCCTCTGTATCCTTTACAGGTGGTGGTGGCAGTGGCGCACTCGCAGGAGTTATCTACTTCAAAACTGTGTATGCAACAGTCAACAACGGTGGTGTAGGATACACCGTAAACAATATTCTCACCATACTGGGTGGCACAGGTGCTCCTACTCGTTTGAGAGTCACTGCTGTGGACAATTTTGGTTCTGTAACAGAAGTGGAAATAGACAGTCAAGGTAGCTACAGCATGATGCCCAGCGTGGTGGCTGCCCCTGTGGTGGCTAGCCCCGTGGGGGGAACAGATTGCTTGATAGATCTGAGTCTGGGTCTTAATGACATAAGTTTGACCAGTGGTGGCAGCAGTTATGAAAGCGGTCCCAAGGTGAGAGTTGTGGGTGGTGGGGCAGAAAGCCGTAGCTTTACACAAGGCAAACTCTACTATGAAGGCTCTGGCACCCTATTGCCCACACAGCCCAGTATTGTTATCAGTGCCCTGGCTTATGGCAAGACATTGACACAGAGCATTGTGGCAGGAGTTCCTATTCCAACTCCGTTGTATCAGACGAATATTCCGCAAGTGTTTGATCCTGCCTTGAGTGCTGGCGGTTCATTGCTCACACAAGTGGTTCTGGGAACAAACAATTTTTGGGATATGGTCAGCAACTTTATCAGCACTTTGGCTCCCAACGGACCCAGTGAAAGTCCTTTTGATAATGCAAGCATGTTGTTGGAAATCAACAAAGCATTTTTACAATCGGAAACAGTTGCGTATGTAAATCAAACCTATCCTGGTTTTGTTTATAATGAAGCTCTTTGCTACAGGGATGTGGGATTGATCATAGATGCAGTGAGTGTGGATGTGTTGGGTGGAGGTTATGTGAGAAGTATCCGTGCTGGACAAGCCTACTGGAACGGTGTGGCCTCTTTGATTCCTGGAGAAACTACTCAAACATTGGCTGCACTCACCTATCTGACTGGGTTGTGTGAAGATGTGGTTGCCAACAATGCAGTGGTGCCGTTGCAGAGCATTGTTGCACAAACTATTATACCCTACTTGAGTGGTGGAACAAGAGCCCAAAGCAATATTGTAACCAGCTTTGGGATTATCAAATACATAATCAACAATGGAACAAGTCTAACAGGATTTGCCGATGCTAGCCAATTGTTGCAGGCCAACAAGAACTTCCTGCAAGCAGAAGTGTTGGCATATGTGCTGACTCTCACCGGTCTCAATACAACTGAGTCTCAGCAGTTTGCCAACGATTTGGGTAATGTGGTGGAGGCTGTGGCTGTGGATGTGACAGCTGGTGGTGGGGTCAAAGCACAAAGCAGAGCCATGATGTATCCCAAGTATTACACTATAAGCAGTGCTACACCACTGGTGCCCACAGGAGGAACTTTGGTTCCCAAAACAGCACTCACAGAGAGTCTCACCTATACGGAAGGACAGTCTTACTATAATGGAGCAACTTTGCTTATTCCCCCTGCACAGTTGACTCCAACTCTTAATGCAATAACTTATGCCAAGGAATGGGGTGCCAATCTTATTCAGGCTATTACCACACCACCAGTTGCTTATCCTTTGGCACCCTATCAGTTGACTGTGCCTCCTGTGACAAGTGGTAGCCTGTCTGGTGGAAGCATTGCAGAAGATTGTATGCGCACTTTGTTTGACAATGTGAGTCGTTTCCTAAACGATGGAATTGACATGACAAATTATGCAAACGCATCAGCAATTTTGATCACTAACGAGACTGCACTAAAAGATGCTGTCAAGCTGTATGTGCAAACAACATACCCCACACTGCTCACACCCACACAGTTAAACTTGTGTGCCAGGGACGTGGGATACTTGGTGGAAGCAATAGCAGCAGATATCCTAAAGGGTGGAATCAGTCAAAGTTTGCAGGCTGGTAGAGCCTACTGGAGCGGGCTGAACTTGTTGATTACTACCACCCCTGTGGATACTGTGGCACCTACACTGGATGCTATTGACTATTTGGCTGACCTGATACTGAATCCCGTCACAGGACTGCTGGTTCCTTATCTGACCCAGGTGGGTGATACTGCCACATGTTGCATTTTTGTAATGAAACAAATCATTGGCAATGGTCCAGCACTGGAAGGATTCAATGCTGCCAGTCAGCTGTTGCGTCTCAACAAAACTTTCCTACAAGCTGAGGTTTTGGCCTATGTTATCACAACCAATCCAGGACTGCTGACGCCTGTTCAACAAGCACTGTTCAGTAAAAATTTGGGTAATATTGTGGATGCAGTGGCAGGAGACTTGGTGGGTGCAGGATTGAGTCCTGTGGGTTATACAGTGGATAATGAAACCACTGTTGTGTTTGAAGAAGCAACCGATTATGCTCCACTAGACAACGAAATTGTCAACTTCTATCAAGTGAGTGTGGCAAGTGCAAGTGGACATACATTTGAATATGTGGGAGCAGGCACAGATATCAACACCTGCCTGCCACAACTGGGTGGGGTGCCGGTGCAGGCTAACGAAGTTGTCATGCGCAAGGGCGGTAGGGTCTACTACACTAGCACAGATCACAAAGGTGACTTCCGTATTGGTGAAGGATTGGTTATCAACCAGAACACTGGCACACTCAGCGGACGTGTTTTTGCCAAGAGTTTGTTTGGTATTATCACTCCATTCGTGCTCAGCATCGAGAATGCAGGATAACATCCTGCATTCCCTTGTAAATAGCTGATCAAAGAAATGGGATTCGGATCATGGCTGTTTTGCCCCTCAATACGTTTAGAACTATTACAAAAGAACTTACTGCTACTGCGCAAGAAATTTATGTGTGTCCTACTGGCGTCACTGGAATTGTTCTGCTTGCTCAAGTGGCAAATGTCAGTGAAGGCACTGCGTTTGTTACATTTAGTCACATGCGTCAAAGAACCGAAACAGAGCTGGTAAAGAATAGCCCCATTCCCACACAGGATGCCAGAGCTGTTTTGACAGGCAGATTGGTGTTGGAAGAAGGTGACCGTATCAGAGTTTTGAGTGACACCAACGGCGCCCTTAAGATCACTTTGAGCTTGGTAGAAAGCGCCAATCAGTAATGCTTAAATATTCAAACATTTTAGAGCGCACACGGAATGACTAAACTTATCAGCGGTAGAGTAAGGGTCAAAACCCCCCTACAGGTAACGGCAGACAGATACGAATTTTTGGGTCTGGAGCAGGCGGAACCAAATCTGGGGGCCCCTCCTTCTGATGACAGCTATTTTCTTTACAGCTATGCAGATGGTAAGCGCGAATGGCGCAAAACAACTGGCACTAGCGGACCAACTGGCCCAACTGGTCCCACAGGTCTTACAGGCCCCACAGGGCAAACTGGACCCACAGGCCCCACAGGTCTTACAGGCCCCACAGGGCAAACTGGACCCACAGGCCCCACTGGTCTTACAGGACCTACTGGGGAAACTGGACCAACTGGGCCAACAGGGCTAACAGGTCCCACAGGGCAAACTGGACCCACAGGTCCTACAGGTCTTACTGGACCAACGGGTGAAACCGGAGCCACAGGTGCTACGGGCGCGACAGGAGCCACAGGTGCAACAGGTGCTACGGGCGCGACAGGAGCCACAGGTGCAACAGGAGCTACAGGAGCTACTGGCGCAACAGGTGCAACAGGAGCTACAGGAGCTACTGGCGCAACAGGTGCTACAGGTGCTACTGGTGCCACTGGCGTAACAGGATCAACAGGGCAAACTGGGGCGACGGGACCCACAGGACCATCAGGTGGAACTGGAGGCACTGGTCCTACAGGAGGCACAGGAGCGACTGGACAGACTGGTCCAACTGGACCCACAGGAGCTACAGGCGTTGGCGCAACCGGGGCTACAGGTGTGCCTGGGGTGACTGGCCCTAGTGGAGGTCCGCCTGGACCAACAGGTCCCACCGGACCCAGCGGGGGTCCTCCAGGACCACCTGGTCAGACTGGACCCACTGGTAATACTGGGCCTACTGGTCCTACGGGCGAGACTGGAGCGACAGGAGCAACTGGCCCCACAGGAGCCAGTGGAGTCACTGGACCCACTGGTGAAACTGGCCCCACAGGAGCCAGTGGAGTTACTGGACCCACTGGTGAAACTGGACCCACTGGGGCAAGTGGCCAAACTGGGCCAACGGGCCCTACAGGAGCAACAGGGGCAACTGGACCCACAGGTGAAAGCGGATTTACCGGACCTACGGGAGCTACTGGCCCTACTGGTCATACTGGAGAAACAGGTGCTACTGGGCCTACTGGGCCTGTGGCCACAGGAATAACAGGCGCCACAGGTGCTACGGGCGCCACCGGCTCTACCGGACCAACAGGACCTAGCGGTATCACAGGATATACTGGTCCAACAGGATATACTGGTGCAACAGGATCCACAGGAGTCACTGGTGCAACTGGTGTCACAGGACCATTTGGGGTAAGTGGACCCACTGGTAAAACTGGTGCCACTGGACCAACAGGCACAACTGGCGCTCCTGGTCAGGCAGCCAACACTGGTGCTACTGGACCAACTGGATTAGGACCCACGGGTGCAACAGGCTACACTGGACCTGCTGGTTTGACTGGACCCAGTGGAGGGCCACCTGGTCCAACAGGTGCAACTGGGGCCACAGGACATACTGGTGCAGGAGCCACAGGACCCACTGGTGCAGCCAGTAAAGTAACTGGTCCCACAGGTAATGCAGGATACACGGGCCCCACTGGATGGACCGGACCTATGGGGATTCAAGGTATCCAAGGTATGCCAGGGGTTCCAGGCATCCAAGGTAACACTGGGTCAACTGGTGGCCAAGGTGTTACTGGCCCCAGTGGTGGCCCTCCTGGGCCAACTGGTGCCACAGGAGAAACTGGTTCTACCGGAGCCACAGGAGAAACTGGATCAACAGGAGCCACGGGCGAAACTGGAGCCACAGGCGAAACTGGAGCCACAGGATCCAAAGGGGCTACCGGAGCCACAGGAGCCACAGGAAAAACTGGTGCAACAGGTGCTGCCAGCACAGTTACTGGCCCAACTGGACAAACAGGAGCCACTGGCGCCACAGGGCGCACTGGTGCTACGGGTGCTTCAAGCACCGTTTCGGGACCAACAGGATACACAGGCAACACAGGTGCTCCTGGGCAGAGTGTGAGCATCAAGGGCAGTGTGCCCACTTCTGCCTACTTACCAACTGGATATACTGGCGCCGTTGGTGACGGTGAAATTACCCAAGATAACGGACATCTTTGGGTATGGGACGGTAGTATTTGGAACGATGTAGGTGCTGTGCGCGGACCCACGGGTATTGCAGGTCAAACAGGACACACTGGAGAAACAGGTGCTACTGGTTTGACAGGTGTTACAGGAGCTACTGGGGAAACAGGAGCAAAGGGAGAAACAGGAGCTACTGGTGAAACGGGCGCTACTGGTGAAACAGGAGCCACGGGTGAAACAGGAGCCACGGGTGAAACAGGAGCCACTGGAGCTACTGGGGCCACTGGTGAAACTGGAGCCACTGGAGCGGCTGGCTTTAAAGGGGAAACTGGTAGCCTAGGATACACAGGATCTGCAGGATTCACAGGTAGTGTGGGTTACACAGGCAGTTTGGGCTACACAGGATCCATTGGGTTTACAGGCAGCTTGGGATATGCAGGATCCACGGGATTCCTTGGCAGCCTTGGCTACACAGGAAGTTTGGGCTATACTGGATCCATTGGGTTTACAGGCAGTGTAGGTTACACTGGCAGTGTGGGTTACACAGGTAGTTTGGGCTATACTGGATCCATTGGGTTTACAGGCAGTGTAGGTTACACTGGCAGTGTGGGTTACACAGGTAGTTTGGGCTATGTAGGAAGTGCAGGTTCGGACGGCACAGTTGGCTATAGGGGTAGTGCGGGTTACACAGGCAGTGTTGGATTTACTGGAAGTGCAGGATACACCGGCAGTATTGGATTTACTGGAAGTGTGGGTTACACGGGTAGTGTAGGTTACACTGGCAGCTTGGGCTATACAGGTAGTATTGGATTTACTGGCAGCGTTGGTTACGTAGGCAGTTTGGGTTATACAGGCAGTGTAGGCTTTGCAGGTAGCTTGGGTTATGCCGGTAGTGCAGGTCTTGATGGAACAGTGGGCTATAGGGGTAGTGCGGGTTACACAGGCAGTGTTGGATTTACTGGAAGTGCAGGATACACAGGCAGTGTTGGGTTTACAGGCAGCATTGGCTATACTGGCAGTGTTGGCTACTCGGGCAGCATTGGCTTTGCTGGTAGCGTAGGATACACTGGCAGCACTGGCTTCACAGGTAGTGTAGGATACACAGGAAGCACTGGCTTTGCAGGCAGTGTTGGTTATACAGGTAGTGTGGGCTTCACCGGCAGTGTTGGTTATACAGGTAGTGTGGGCTTCACCGGCAGTGTTGGTTATACAGGTAGTGTGGGATTTGCAGGCAGCCTGGGCTACACAGGTAGTGTGGGATTTGCTGGAAGCTTGGGTTATACAGGAAGCATTGGCTTCACCGGCAGTGTTGGTTATACAGGTAGTGTGGGATTTGCAGGCAGCCTGGGCTACGCGGGCAGCATTGGCTTTGCAGGCAGCTTGGGTTACACAGGCAGTGTGGGATATGCTGGCAGTGTGGGCTTTGTTGGTAGTGCGGGAATTGGGTACTCAGGAAGCTCAGGTTCAGTAACCATAACCAATGAACTAGCTAGCGGCAGTAGTCATTACTTGACCATGAGCACCACAAACTCTGGAACTTTCACAACTGCGGTTGTAAGTGATACACAACTTTACTTTGTTCCCAACAGCGGCACACTAAATGCCACAAATTTCAATGTGCTTAGTGACCAGAACTATAAAACGGATATAACAACCCTGGTAAATGCGCTAGCAAGTGTTGAAAGCATGAGGGGTGTCAAATTCCAATGGCTTCAAACAGGTCAGCCAAGTGCAGGTGTTATTGCTCAGGAAATACAGCAAGTGGCTCCACAATTGGTTGCAAATCAAAGCAACCGCCTCAGCGTCAACTATGACGGTTTGATTGCATACTTGATTGAAGCTATCAAACAGTTGAGTGAGAGAGTCAACAAACTGGAACAGAACATTTCAGGTCAAAAATAAACCTGGGGATCAGCAATTGATCCCCAGGCCCATACTCCAAAAACTTTGGAGAAGATTTATTCTCTATTCTTTTTACTGGTGGCTCTCAAGAACCAACCATGCTTGGTGTGTGCTTCTAGACGCCCACCAATAAAGTTTTCCACTCCGCCATCATTGGCAATCTTGGCTTGCTCCATGGCCTTTTGTAGAGTCACAATCACCTGATCGTTTATTTCCATGAGACGGTCTACCATGCCACTGGCAGTGGGGATCTTTGTGTCCTCCTGCAGAGTCTGCAACTCTTGAAATCTCTTGTAGCTTCCTGGACTGTACTCGTCCAAGGCGCGAATATGTTCCGCAATCTCATCAATGGCTTCGAACAGTTCGTTGTAGATATCGCCAAACATCTTGTGTAGCTCGTAGAAGTCTCTACCTTCCACATTCCAATGACATCCCCAAGTTGTTATAAACATACCCATTGTGTCTGCTAGAACTACCTTTAAACTATTACCCAAGTCGCTCACGTTCGTTTCCTCATAATACAAATAAGTTCTCCTATTTATAAAAGCCTTATGTATCCTTGCTGTCCAAAATATTGGCCACGGATACTAGTTGTGTGCTAATCCCAGCTTCCCTCAGCATCAGCTGGCTTTGCTCAATCTGGTCCTTCCACTTCTGATAAAAATACTGGGTGGGATCTAAACACGCTTCATCCACTATCACATGCTTGAGGCCGCTTTGAATGATGGCTCTTGTGCAGTCTGTGCAGGGCCAATGTGTAACAGCAATAGTGCAACCATCGCAACTGATTCCATTTCGAGCACAACTGTAGATCACGTTCCGCTCAGCGTGTTCAAAGTACCAGTTCTTGAGTGGCTTCTCCAGTCTGGTAGGTTCACTATCTGATAGTCCACGAGGAATACCATTATAACCAAATCCACGTGGATTGCGGTTATCATCAAAAATCACGGCACCCACTTGCACTTGGTCCTTGCTCCATCCCGCCACTTCGTGTGCCAATTTGAGCCAGCGACTTTGCCATTTTTGGTGCATTGTGTTATCCATTGACATTACCTGTATGATACTCTATCTTAAATATCAGTCCAAGTCAAGCATCTGAAGACCAGAGGAATGGCATGTTATAATATTGTGGACCACCGGCATCACTGTAGCGACAGCAAATGTGATGCGGTCTTTGAACCGGTGGCCCACTCCAAAAAAACCAAAGTCGCAATTGACCTGTGCGATATACAATTTCTGCGCAAAACTACTGTTGCCAAGGCAATAGTCAGAGCGCAAACTCTTGCACAAGATGTGACAGTTTGGCTCTATGATAGCGGCAGCATCAGCAAGGACGAGGTACGAGAATGTAAAAAATCCTCTTCCTAGATTTTGGTCTAGGAATCCTCAAAAGTATTGCTGGCCAGAGCCTCTTGACGCATGAGCACCAAATCTATATAAATAATATTCCACGGCGGGGGAGAAGGGGGAACCGCTGAGAAGCTCCTTCCAATTGGGCTGAAAGGCCAAGTTGGCAACTGTGTTGTCGCAAACACTGTATAAGGAGTAGAACCATGGATGTTTTCGAACATTTCATCAAGGATCCCACTGGCACCTATGTGGGAAATCATCTGGTAGTTGACCTTTGGGGAGTGGTAAATCACAACGATCCAAATACTATAATGGACTGTTTTACCAAGAGCTGCACAGATGCCGGCGCCACTGTGCTTTTTGAACATTGCCACATGTTTGGTGAGAACGAAGGCTATACTGGTGTAGTGGTGTTAAGTGAGAGTCATCTGAGCTTCCACACCTATTTTGAAGTAAATTTGGTCAGTTTGGACATTTTCATGTGCGGAACTGCCCATCCTGAACGTGCCATGCCCAGGATCAGAGATTTTTGGAAACCCAAGAGTGTAGACTACAATCATATTCGTCGGGGCATAGTCAGTGCCCACAAACTGCCTGTTCACCTGGCTGCTCGTATTCCCAACACCTGAAAGGAAGTTGCAATGAGTATTTTGGACGAGTCTTTCCAGATCTTGAATTTTTTTGTCAAGGACACAGAAACTGAATTCCGTCTCTGGGGTCATCTGCAAACTGTTCAAGGAGCGAATGCTGCGTTTTGGAGCCTCAGCGGACAAAAGCACAAGCTGGACTTCAAAAATCACGGCATGTATAGTAGAGATCTTTTGAATGCCCATGGTAAACGTCATGAAAAAAAGGGATTTACAAAAGTAAGTTTGGAATCTCTAAGGGAGATATGGCCCAATTTTGACATTGTTTTTGAACAGGAATACACCAGTTTTGTACTTCAAGAAAGTGTGCAACTCTAAATATCAGAAAACGAGGTAACACAATGGATTTGAGAAGCGCAGTAAATTTGGTTGAGAGTGCTCAAAAACAAGAGCCCATCAAGATGAGCCCCTTGCCCTATAAAAAGTCAGCTCTGGAGCCTGCTCTCAGTGAACAAAATGTGAATGTGCATTACAACATTCTCACAAAAAAGTATTTTACCAAATACGCAGAAACAGGTGATCTGTTCCAGAAGGCTGGTGCTCTGTTACACAATGACTACTATTGGGCTTGTATGCAGCCCTATGATTTAAAGAACAAGCCCAGCACAGAGTTTATGAACAAAATTGAAGCAGCCCATGGCAGCCTCAGCAAAATGCAAGATGCATGGCTGGAAGCTGCGCTCAAGATTCAGGGCAATGGCTGGGTGTTTCTGATGACAGATTTGCAAATTCAAACGGTGCAGAATCATGTACTCAAAGCTGGTATTATTTTGGCCTACGATCAATGGGAACACAGTCTCACAGACTATGATTTTGACCGTGAGAAAGCTTTGAAACAGTGGTGGAATGTTGTAAACTGGAGTCATGTGGAAGAGTTGTCGCTGTCATGAAACAAGCCATTCAGATTACTGAATCTGCTCAAACACACCTAAATCATCTGATTGTCCTCAATCCTGGGAAGCATATACGTGTGAGTCTCAACAACAAGGGTTGCAGTGGGCACAGTTATGTGTGGGATATAATTGATCAAAGTGACATCAAAAGATTTGATGAAAAGATCAACCTTGTGGGTGGGTTTTTAGTGATTGAAGCTCATAGTTTACTAAACTTGCTGGGAAGCACACTGGACTGGCAAAGTGCTCAGTTTGGTGAACAGTTTGTTTGGAGCAACCCCAACGTAAAAAACATGTGCGGTTGCGGAGAAAGTGTAGGTTTTTAAACATGAAGATTGAATATACCAAGAAGCTGTTTTTCAGGAAGTACAGCTATAAGCTGACTTTTTTGATTCAGGGCAAGAGTAGTGTTTGGTATAAGGCACCTTCTGAGATCCGAAAAATACCCAAATGGGTGCAAGATAACCTGTGCGATAAAGATGTGAAAATCATCAAGAGATATCAGGGCTGGGATGACAACAAGGTTCGGTTTCATCAGTCGGTTTATTGCAAAGATCAGGACACCAAGGACAAGTTGCTGGCACAGTTTGGGCTACACATATTGGAAATATGCCAGCCCCTGGATAACAACCACAAAGACAACTTGGAAGTAAAAAATATTATTGAAGTGAGGAAAAATCTTATCTTCAAAAAATATCGTTATGCAGTCTACTTCAAATATGACAAAAAAAATGAAATATTCCATTGGCTGGAAAACTATTTCCAGGGCCATGCAACAGCCAAAGTCAGCGGAAACAAATGGTGGCCCAAGCTTTATCTGACAGATGAAACTGAAATAATGAGTGTGCGCCTGAGCTGGCAAGAGTGTATTGACTACATCAAAACTGTGCGTTGTTTGGACGAGATCAGCATAGCGCCCTGATAGCTTAAATATCTGCAAACAGACACGGTTTGCAGATAATCTATGACAAGCTATCCCTTTTGGGCTACAGAACCTAACCTTGGCACCTTCAACGAGGGCTACAGCTTTACTGAAAATCCTCTAGTGCTGGGGTTTGGGGAAAGTAATCCCACACCCTCCAGTACTTTGACCGTGATACAACTCAACGGTAGTTTACCTGAGGGTATAACCTGGTATCAGTCAGGCAATACCATTGTTCTCAGTGGGTATTTGCGTCAAGTAAGTTCAGATCAAACATACCAGTTCACATTCAGAGTAAGTAATGGCTCTTATGTGAGCGACAGAACTTTCAGCTTGATTCTTGCCAACATAGCAGTGCAAGAGTTTTATTTTACAACTTCCAATATTAATCCCTTGATCTATTATTATCAGGAAGGAGTAGCCACAGGCACTGTTCAGGCAGTGAGTATTCCCGAAACCCCCATCACATATGCCGTCTATAACCCTGATCTGCCGCCGCAAGGTATCAGTATAAATGCACAAACTGGGGTGATCAGTGTAGATCTTACTTGGAAATCCTTGACTGCTTATCGGACTATAATCAGTGTAGAGAGTGACTATGTTATAAACAATGGTCGTCTTTACGTATGTGTGGTGTCTGGTATAAGTGGTGGTGTGGGTGGGCCGCTGACAGTAGGTTCTGGGATAGTTGACAGTGACTATCCAGCTTGGCAACCTTCCAGGTATTATCCACTCAACTCTGTTGTAACCAACGATCTGGGTAAAATTTATGTTTGCACACAATATGGAAACAGTGGCACAAGTGGTCCCACTGGCACTGATGTGAATATTGTAGATGGCGGTGTAAAGTGGAGTTATTTGGATCAGGCATTGGTTTGGGATCAAGTACCTCCAAACACAAGTCATACAGTGAGTAGATCAATTGTAGCCCAAACAGGCAATGAAACCATTTACAAAACATTTGATATTGAATTACTGAGTAGGCCCTATGAACCTGTTTGGGTCACTCTTGCTGGTTCTTTACCGGATGGATATACAAATGGAAACTACAGCTATCAACTGGATGCATTTGATCCTGACTTACTGGCACTATCCTGGAGTAGCAGTAACCTGCCCACCTGGCTGAGTTTGAGTAATGTTGGATTGCTATATGGCACGGCGCCTGTGGTAACAGCCACTACAGTATATTCTTTTAGCATTGAAGTCAGCGACGGTACCTATACAATCAGCAGATCCTTTACTATAAGAGTGGAAGATTTGATCATTGAGTTCAATTGGGTGAGTGATTCCAATCTGGGATTTTTGTTGGATGGCACCTTCTGCAACAAAAAAATTCAAGCTGTGAGTATCCGACCTTTAGCTCCTGTCAGCTACGGCCTATCTGGGGGAATGCTGCCTGTGGGCGTATTTCTGGATAATCAGTCAGGATTATTGGAAGGATTTGTGGAATATCACGGGCAAGATAAAACCTACTTGTTTGAAGTGACTGCCACAGATGGTGTGGATGTGCTGATACGATTGTTTGAAGTTCAAGTAAAAGCCAGGAATCTGGGGCATTACTGGAGTTTGAGTGTGCCGTTGTTGGGAACAGATAAAGAACAATTCATTGTGGAAAATGGTGAAAATATTGTTCCCTACCAAGGATTGTATCTTCCCGAACATACTGGATGGGGCAGGGACACTCATCCCAAGGTTACAATTATCAACGGAGTAAAGGGTATCAATGCCGCAGACTTGCGCACATTGATAGCCAACTATACTCATAATTTCAATATCAGACTACAAGGATATCAGGTTATAGAGGGACAAGACCCCTCCTTCCAGCTTGTGGCAATTCAATGCCGAGACAGTGACAGTTTACAGATTTGGCAACCCTCCACGGCTTACAGAATAGGAACAAGAGTCAGCAATGCTGATGGCTACAAATATGTGGCTTTGAATTCGGGTATAACTGGCAGTGTAATGATAAGAGGAGTGGGCAATTCCCTTACAGATGGTTCCATGATCTGGGCCTGGGATGGAGTACCCAATAGTATCAGCAATGCTTGGATGCTGCCCTGGTATCCCTATCGCACCTACAACTTGGGCGATATCATGGAAAATGATGGCAGCAGATGGCAGGTAGTCACATCAGGTCGCACAAGTGGAGGATTGGGGCCACAGATTCAAGATATGAATGATCAAGGCAGAGTCACAGATGGTGAAGTGACTTGGAGCCTTTGGAATTACAACACCAGCCCAAATCGTGGCACATTTTGGCCCAGCAATGTGTATAACATGCGCAGAGTTCTAGAAACAGTGGGTTATAGTAACGCTTGGGGAACGGGAGCAAACGTGACTGTGACTGTGGATTTCACTGGACAAGTGCGCAGTGCAACCATAGTAAGTGCTGGTGAGGGATACTACAATCCACCTGCATATACTCTCACAGGATCTGGAGGAGGAGCAGAGCTAGAATTTACTGTGGGTATTTTTGGAGCAGTGCCTGGTGCCAACAGCTTGGGTTATGTATTGGGCGAACAGATCCTGGTGGATTTGGGCAATGGCACACCTGCAATTTTACAAGTGAGCGAAGTGGGACCATTTGGTAGAGTAGATCAAATATCTATTGTAAATCCTGGAAGTTTTGAGAGAATCCCAGTGGGGCCTATTGCGTTAAGCACTGGAGTCAAGAGATTGAGTGTAAACTTTATTGCAGGGTTGAGCACTGTGAGTGTTATGACAGCAGGTTCAGGATATACACAAAACAACACATTTGTAAATGTGAGAGGCAAAGAGTTAAATGGGGATATGAATTATCTCTCCAACACGTTTGATTTGTACTTGCCCTTGGCCTATGCCACACCCCAAGGTATAGCCTCCTTTGATTTGAATCAGGTCAACCCTTATCAGGGGCAAATTGTGGAAGCCCATTTGTTGCAAGCAACTATTCAGGGTATCGCTTGGGCTGGTTACAGTAGATTTGATAATGATCAGGCTGTATTTGATGAGGACAGCACACGCTTTGTGGATGTGGATCCCAGCACCGAAACAACATTTGATCAAAACAACACTATTTGGGAAAATAATACTACCACCTGGGATCTGGCCAAGATAATTTGGCCACGCTGGAGCGACACAGTGTTTGACGGGGACCATACCATGTTTGACTATTATCGAACACTATTTGATGGAACCTCACCCAGAACAGACAGTGTTTACAGCAAAACATTCCTGTGGTGGTTTGGCAAGCCCTTTGAAACTAACCAGTAATGAACCTGAACAACGATCTGCACATACTAGATCGATCGCTAAATATGAGATTGAAAATCTAGAGTGAGCCAATGACCAGTAACATTGATACCAGTAATCTTGATACGAATGTTCCCATAGAGAATTACGATAACCCTAGCCAGTCTCTTCGTGACAATTTCTCAAATATCAAAGCCAACCTTGACACTGCGGCTGTTGAAATTACTGCCATTCAGGATACCCTAGAAGGTTTAGTAGGAATTACTGGCCCCACAGGCGAGGGTCCAACTGGACCTGCTGGTAGTGTAGCCAATACTGGAGCAAGTGGCCCCACTGGCCCCACTGGTCACACAGGCGTTGCAGGCAGTGCCACACATACTGGTGCCACGGGCCCCACTGGGGAAAGAGGATTACCTGGCATAGCCAGTAACACAGGAGCCACTGGTCTACGAGGAGCAACTGGCTACACTGGACCTGCAGGCACAATCACAGGACCAACTGGCAGTGCTGGTGATACAGGGCCAGCCGGAACTGCCTCAAATACTGGAGCCACAGGACCCAAAGGTGATACAGGAACTCGTGGACACACTGGTAATACCGGTGCCACAGGTGTTCCAGGTGATGCTGCAAATACAGGTGCAACTGGGCCTAGGGGACTGACAGGTCCTCAAGGAATTCAAGGTTTGACTGGAGCAGCCGGCGTGGCTGCTAATACTGGTGCAACTGGACCTAGAGGGGTCACTGGTAGTGGCAAAACAGGACCAGCAGGCCCCCCTGGTGACACAGGACCAGCTGGCACAGCAAGTAACACTGGAGCTACTGGAGCCACAGGGCCCAGAGGCACAGGCACAACTGGTCCAGCAGGCACAGCCAGCAACACAGGCGCAACTGGTCCCCGTGGGGGAGCAGGAGCAACGGGTGTGACTGGTGCAACTGGTTTTGGGGCCACAGGAGCAACAGGGGTCACAGGCTTCAAAGGTAATACTGGTGCCACTGGGGCCACAGGGGCTGACAGTGAAGTAACAGGTCCCACAGGTCCAGCTGGCCTTGGATCCACAGGTGCCACAGGAGCAGCCAGCAACCTTCCAGGACCCACGGGCGGAACTGGTCCAGCTGGTTTTGGTGCAACCGGTGCAACTGGCTCAACTGGAGCTAGAGGATTTACAGGGGTTGCAGGATTCACAGGTGGTCAAGGATCAACTGGACCTACTGGATATACAGGTGCAACAAGTGCAGTTCCTGGTCCAACTGGGGTCACAGGAGCAACTGGCCAACCCAGTAATGTGACAGGCCCCACAGGCAGCAGAGGGTCAACAGGATTTACAGGAATCCAAGGGGCAACTGGTGCAGCTAGTACTATCAGTGGGCCCACAGGTGAGACGGGCGCCACGGGTGCTACAGGTTCCACAGGTGCTGCAAGCACAGTATCAGGACCCACTGGTGCCACAGGACAAACTGGAGCCACAGGTGCAACAAGCACCGTAACAGGCCCCACTGGTGCCACCGGTGCCACAGGCAGAACTGGCGCAACGGGCAGCACTGGAGCCACGGGATCCCCTGGAACAGCAGCAAACACAGGAGCCACAGGCGAAACTGGCACAACTGGAGCCACTGGCTCTGGATCAACTGGAGTCACAGGCACAACCGGGGCCACTGGATTGAGTGGCGTGACGGGTGCTACCGGTCAAACAGGAGCCACTGGTGCAGCAAGCACTGTCACAGGTCCAACTGGATCAGGAGGAGAAACTGGTGCTACTGGACCGCTGGGATATCCCACATCCAGATCAGCTGTGGCGGTGGCCACCTACAATGCTTCAGGCTCTGAACAATACTTGGGTGTTACATATGCGGGCACAGTATTGATCAATCTGGCGGCAGGGGTCAGCAACAAGATTTTGATCATCAAGGATGAACGGGGCACAGCCTCCACTCAGAATATTCTAGTTGTGCCCAATGGTGCAGACACAATTGATGGTCAAAGCACTTACACCATCAGCACCAACTACGGATTTACCACACTATGGTTCAGTAGTGGCTGGCGCAGGATAGGATAAAGAAAATGGCAGTAATCAGCAGAATAAACCCCAACTTTCCCCTTCCTGGAATTGATCAACCCAGCAAGGGATTTAGAGACAATTTCACTGTTATAAAGAGTGAAATTGAAGCGTTACAAGGGAAAAAAATTCAATTGGTGGGAGAAGTCACCAGTATTCCTGTGATGCTGGATAGTGGATCGGGAGTGGTCGCGATACCCACAGTAACCAAAATATTCAGGCAAAACTTCACCTTTGGCACACTGGTGGGCGGCATACTGACTGTTACCCACAATTTGGGTCAACAATTTGTAATTGTGCAGATCAGCAACGAAGTTTATCAAGTGGTGGCTGCTGATAGTATAACTCTTACAAACACAAACACAGTCACCATTGATCTCACCAGTTATGGAGCATTTAGTGGCACTTGGTGTGTAGTTGTTCGAGGATAAGATCAGCTGCCTGACACAAGTCTTTGACTCTTGTTACCAGCGGGTGCCAATCCTTTTGATTGTGCAGTGCTGAGATAAGGTAGCTTTTGTGGCCACATTCAGCACCAGTAATGGCATTCTTTATGTGGTCCTCTACCCAAAATCCTGGAGGGTAGTTTTTCAAATATCCACGCTTTTCCTCAAAGTTGTTTGTGCAGTAAATTTCACTGAACACGTTACCAAAACAGGATTTTAAATTTTCCTGTCTCATGTGCTGAACACGGTCTGTGGTTCCGCATGCAGTAATCGCTACAAGCTTCCCCACCTTCCGCAGCATTTCAATCGCCTGGGTGGCTCCTGGCATGGGTTCCAGTTCTGCAAAACCGCGATGGTGATGAAAATCCCAAACCAGCTGATTGGCTTCCCTGCTGCTGATGCCATATCTGGGCGCCAAGTCAAAGGCATGTTCATCAAACACACCAGCGTCTGCCACATGGGGCAGGTGTTGCTCCATGTAATTTACTAGGCCCTTTTCCCAGTTCAAACAAACACCATCAATGTCCAAAAGGATCACAGTATCAACCACTTGTGATCATCTCCAGTTCACACAAACAAGCCGCAGCATTGATTTCTGGATCCGCTGCAAAAGCATGGTCCCGTAGCCTGTTTGCAATCACAACAATGGCCTGATTCTGCTGACGGTCAGTCTTGCCCCACCAGTCCAGATTACGATAGAGCAGTCTGTAAAACTCCTCATAATCATTGGCACTCATCTTGCCACTCATCAACTTGCGAGCATCAGTGATCTGACCATTCTTGAATAGTGCCACAGCTTCCACCATGTATTCACTATTACCGCCGCTGCTTTCCCCGCTGGGCCGCTTGAGCACACCGCCCACACAGTTCTGTTGCAGCATGTTGATACACTTGCGTAGATCTGGATAGGCCACATCAATATAGTCGTCCAGCACAGCCAAGTTGTCTTCGTTCAGATCCACACCTTCTGTGACCAAGATGGTGGCAATACGCTCCATGTAACGGCTGCGATCAATGGCTTGAATATCAAAACTCTGACAGCGACTCTTGATGGCTGGATTGATCTTGTGACCTTCGTTGGCAGTAAAGATAAAACGGGCCACACTGCTGTAGGCTTCTATCATGTTCTTGAGCCCAGCTTGGCCGTTGGGAGTCACATAATCAAACTCATCAAACACCACATAGCGGAAGTTGCCCATGGGCATGGTGCTCACAAAGTTCTCCAAGTCACGGACAATGTCAATACCGTTGTCCACACAACCGTTGAGCAGCTTTATGTCGCTCTTGTCCACATCCAACAGTTCCAGGAGCATGAATGCTAGGCTGGTCTTGCCCACACCAGGACTGCCCACCAGCATGATGTTGGGCAGCTTCTTCTCCTTGACCCAACTTTCCACCTGCTCCTTTTGGTGGTCACTGCTCCAAACGTAATCCTCCAGCTTCTTGGGTCTGTGCCGTTCCACCCACAAGTCACTCATATTGCTATCCTCATGTTCATCATGTTCTGATTTTACAGATACAAATGGTTGCGTCAAACTCCCGAGATGATAAATGGGCCCTTAGGCCCATTTATTCTTGCACCAACATGATGCTTTCGTTTTCAACCATTCTCACTACCACAGGTTCTTCGCCATTTCGGTTCACTTTCACTCCCCGTGTCCAACGCCCATGTGCAATGAGCACTCTGTCGCCCACTTTTACATCTGACACGTCGTCGCCCACTGCATAAACAGTAGCCCAGCGCGGATGAATACCACGTTCCTTGCCATCGTCATTGCCTATAATCAAGCCGCCTGCAGTTTTTGTTTCACCATATTCCATGTCGTAAACCAACACTTTACCACGAAGTGGCTTAAGGTTACCGTCAACACTATGATCGAAAGGTTCAAGTTTATCAGTCACTGTCTACAATTTTCCTCTTGTTTGGTGCAATGGCACCTTGATTTACTAAATCCTGCACTGTGGGAAAATTCACATCAGCAGCAGGAGTGGCTGGCTGACGTGCAGCACTGGGTCCCATTTGATCAGCTTTGAGGTTGGTGCTCTGATTGATCTTTTCCTGCAGGGCACGCTTGGCAGCCCATTCTGCCTCCACTTGTTCCTGGGTTTTGAGAACTGTTCCGTTATCCCCCAGCAAATCCCCACGCACATTGGTGCGAGTGTTGCCTAGGGTGGGCTGCTTGGAGTTTTGAACTGCCAAAGCGCCAAAATCAATAGTTTCACCTCTCATGCTGAGAACTGGGCGACGTATAATGCGAGCCATTTTTATTCCTTGGGTAGTTTATTCTTATTTAAGACACGGTCTGGGTCAATTTTAAAGAACTCAGTCATGCTCAAATCATAGTCTAGAGGATTGATCTTGTTTATACCAATCAGATATAACACAAAACAACTGACACTGCTGCCACGACCCACTCCCCATACTCTGTTTTCACTACGCCATTTGTCCACCAAATAGATCAAATGTTTGAAAATGTGCTCTGCTTGTAAATGATCAATTATGGCCAGTTCATCCATGGCACGTCTCATCTGCACATCGTTTTTACAACGACTTAGCACATACTCGTTGAGATTGATTTCCTGATAACCGTTGGGAGTAAACCATTTCCTGGCCGCAGCATCAGTGCTCTTGAATTCAAAGGGCCAGTTGTCCAAATATCTGCTTACTCTGGCAAATTGATCTTTGCTGACAAGATTCTGCCATTCAAAAATTGCATGATCAAGTTTATCCTGATAGGCCAACTCAATAATCCCCTGATTACTCACATGACTTACTCCGGATGAGTCAAACTGCTGTAGCTTGTGCATCCACTATGATACGGGAGTAAAATTCTTATTGCGAGGATTTTTGTCTTCGGGCACAGGGTCATCAGGCAATGGGTCGGTGTTCACCACAACTGAATTGGGAGTGCTTTTTGTATTGAGTGCCAAGAAACGCTCCTCTTGTTCCTGAAGAATGCTATCCAACAACAATTCCAATTGATCCCAAATCTGTGGATTTTCAATACCATTACGACGCAGGATTTGCATACGTTTCATAATTTCGCTCTTGCGCTTTTCCATCTCTTCAAAGCTGGCAGTCTTCAAGTTACTCTCTAGTGGATGCATTTTTTACCCGCTTCTTGCACGTTTTGCAGCAAACATGGGATTGGTTATTTTCCAACCACTGCCACATTTACTGCAAAACAATTCAACGTTTTTGAATATGGCATTGTCTATCTGTAGCTGTGTTTGATTATTACAGTTTACACAGGTGAAGTCAAACTTGCTGTTGGGTGGATTTCCTTGGAGGTCAATGCTTTCTGCCACGTAATTCACCGTTTCACGACGAATACGCTTTTTACCTCCAGGAAACTCTATGATGTTGTTCATGTTGTGTGCCGCATCGCAAATATTTAGAGGCTGATTCACATACAGCCTGGTAATGGGCTAGTTTTGGCGCTATCTGAAAGTTGTGCTTAGTAGCGTAAATATAGCACATGACCAGCGAGAACTCACATGACATACACTACACCTAAAATATTTGCTCAGGCCAAACCCAGTGACACGCTCAACAGCACCCTCCTTTATAGTGTGCCTGGAGGTGCAAGCGCACAGGTAACACTTTTTGTTTGTAATCAGAGCAACAGTGCGGAATTCTTCCGCATTGGACTAGTTCCTGCAGGATTTACACTAGCCACACAAAGATACATCGCCTATGACACTGCCATAACAGGCAACGGTATATTCAGTGTTGCCAGCATTGGCTTGACTGGTGGTGACGCAATTTGGATACGTAGCAGCAACGGAAACCTGAGCTTCACTGCCACAGGCATGGAGTTTACCTGATCACTGTGAAAACTATTCTAAATATTCAACTATTTTCCTAGGACAAGTTTTATGGACACTGGTAAACTTACCATTCGCGGCACAATAGACGCAAGCAATAACACTGCCAGCTTTGTTCTGCCCAAAGGCACGACTGCCCAACGCCCCTCCAGCCCCACTGGCGGCATGATGCGTTACAACACAGATATAAATCAAATCGAAACATGGGATGGAAGCATTTGGGTGCGAGTGGGCGGCACTGGCACAACTGGTACAACTGGCTCAGGAGCCACAGGAGCCACAGGAGCCACAGGCTCCACAGGAGCTCCAGGATCTGCTTCCAACACCGGAGCAACTGGTGCCAGTGGAATAGGCCCCACAGGAGCTACAGGAGCCACAGGAGTCCCTGGATCTGCTTCCAACACTGGGGCAACTGGGGCTACAGGTCCTGTGGGCTGGACGGGTCCCACAGGCGTGGCTGGGGCTGCGGCCAATACTGGTGCAACTGGCTCAACTGGAACAACTGGAGGCAGTGGTGCCACAGGAGCCACAGGGGCCAAAGGAGATTCTGGCTCTGCAGGAGTGCCAGGGCCCTCTGGAGTTACGGGCGCCTCAGGTTCACAAGGTCCATCAGGACCAACTGGAGTGCAGGGCCAAACTGGAGCCACAGGCAACCAGGGGTTGACAGGAGCCACTGGTAGAACAGGCGCCACAGGTGCAACTGGCACAAACGGCACTGGGGTTACTGGAGCAACAGGCGCCCCTGGAACAGCCGCCAACACTGGTGCAACTGGGGTCACTGGCCCCACAGGGGGTGGAGGTGCAAGCCTGCCTATCAGCAGTGCTGATGTGACCTTCTTGCAGGCGGGCACTAGTGCAGTTTCACGCACTGGTCAGTCCAAGTATCGCGATGTGGTGTCAGTATTGGATTTTGGTGCAGTGGGTGATGGCACAACTGATGACACAACTGCCATACAGAATGCACTGAATACGAAAAAGAATGTTTACCTGCCACCTGGAAGATATTTGGTCACATCCGGACTTGCCATGACTTCTAACGGTCAAAGGATGTATGGGGAAAGTGGTTTTGGTCCATTTGCCCTTACTGAGGTGTCGGCAGCAACAACCGCCTGCACTTTTATTGAATGGGGAGCTCCCAATGACGGTGCGGAAAGAAATGTTATCACCATTGATGAACTAGCACATTGCATAATTGAATCCCTTGTTATTCGAAGAAGTCCTGCCCAATTTTCAAATCAGCTTACAAATGGCCACGCTGTGGTGTTTAAGAACTCATACTGTTCCGAAGTGAGAACATGCAGAATCACAGGCACGGGCAACGGCATTTCCATGTGGGGCACAGGCAATCAGGTGATCGATTGTGAACTGAGGGCGTTTTACGGAAGTTATGGGGTAAGATATTTTGGCACCGCAGCCAAACCCAGCCTTCGCGGTGTGCTTCAACGAGTTGTTTCAGATCAAGTAGATGCATTTGCTTACGGAGTTCCCACTTCTTTCACTCATGTGGAATATGACAGTTATGCTCACAGTCTGATCATTGAGGCATGTGCTCTGCTCCAAGGCAACACCGCAATTTATATGCATGATAGCATAGGCCTAGCAGACTCCTGGCCCACGTGGATACATGCTTTTGACGTAGAGTGTGATCATCAATATGGCACAGGAATAATTTTAAGTGGAGGGGAAGGTTGTTTTATTACCACAAGTTGGATTGGCTCCACTTACTTGGGCAATGGCATTGTCACACAAGGAAATTGGCGCGGTGAACTACTGGTCACCAATAGCCGCATTTTGGGCAATGCCCAGTATGGCATTTTGTTGAATGCTGGCGTTGATGCATGCATAAACAACAATATTATCAGCGCCAACTCCCAACACACCGCAGGTTGTGCAAATGTGGGAGTGGGAGTCAATGTGAGCAAATTTGCTATCACAGGTAATAAGATTGGTGGCGACATCGTTGGCAACGTGGGTCCACAAACTTATGGTATATACATTGTGGGTGGCACAACTGATTATTATCAAATAGTGGGTAATGTTATTGTTGGTAGCACCACTGCCATCTCGGATGGCGCTACTAGTGCCACCAACAAGATTGTTCAAGACTTTACTGTAAACGGCGGCGGCCTAAAAATGACCGGCAACCTGATTGCTGCCAGTCTTGTTCCACTGGCTGACAATACCTACGATCTTGGCGGACTGCCTGGATCTCGTTGGGCAAACGTTTATGCTGCCAACGGCACCATCAACACAAGTGACGCATCTTTAAAAACCAACATTTCTCCACTGCCCACAGTATTGACAATTATTGAGGACATTGATCCCGTAACCTTCAAGTGGATTTCAGGTGGACTTGTGCAAGAAAAGAGAGTCACCCGGAAACAATTTCCTGTGCTGGGTGGTGAAGGATTTGTGGAACAAGATGTGGAGGAAACAGTTTATGTGGATAGACCGGGCAAGCGCACCCATTGGGGCTTCCTGGCATCTGATGTGAAGGCTGCCTTTGACAAAACTGGCATGGACTTTGGTGGTTATGTAAAAGATGAACAGGGCACTGAGCATCTGAGACCAGACCAGTTGATCCCCGTTCTGTGGAAAGCTGTGCAGGAATTGAAGGCAGAAATAGATATCCTCAAAGCTTCCAAATCGTAACCATGCCCACTTGGGATGCTGTCTTACCTGACAGCATCCTGCACATGATCCTTTGCCAATTTGGTGCTGCGGTAAGATCAGAACCTGTAAATAGTCAGTCATGACAGCCTACGTACAGATAATAGTTCCACAAGAATTTACTCCACAGCAGATCAAAACTTGGTTTGCTACTGTGGAAAATAATTTGCCCAGTGGATTGATTAGCAGCACCAGCCTTGAACAAAAGGGCCAAGTGCGCAACAGTAAGTTTTTTCACAAACAAACTGCCAATAAAAAACATGCATATGTGATCCCCCTTGTGCGCGATCTGGATGCCAGTGAAGTACACAGCATACTAAAAAACTGGTGCGAAATCTATAGTGATGGAGACTTCACCTTTGACTACAGTCAAAGTGAGGGCATCAAGAGTGCTCCTCCACCCAGCCTAGAACAACACAAGATTGATCAAGTGTTGGATGCATGGGCCAAGCATCAGCATCAGGCTTGGATGAAACGCCACACTGATCAGGGTTGGAGATATGGTGTGCGACTCAGCAGCAAGCACAAGACCCATCCTTGGATACAACCTTGGGAAATATTACCATCCCAGGCACGGGAAATCAACATCAAGGGTGTAAAAGATCTGCTCCATATCCTCAATGACTTTGGATATACCCTAGTGCAAAAAGCCGAATCCTAAGTAGACAAAATGCGCCTTTATCAGCTATAAATATTCTGTCAGCAAAATGTTGACAGTTTATAGTCGTGTGGCAGTCAAGTCCACACAGTGAAAGGCAACAGTAATGAACAATGTTCATATCGCAGCGGCATTCCCTGCACAAAATCTCCACACATTCAAAGCACACACCGCTGGCAATAACGGAACACTCATCGCAGTTATTCTGGATGAAAGTGGCAGCATGACAAGCTGCCGTGCAGCCACCATTAGCGGCTTCAACGAGTTTGTGCAAGGTCAACGTAGTGCCAGTGGGGCAGGTGAAGCTTATCTGAGCCTCATCAAGTTTGACGCTCCACATATCAAGAAGGTCTATGAGAACGTGCATGTGGGCAGTGTGCCCATGTTGAACAATGAAACCTATGCACCCAATGGTGGCACCAACCTCATGGATGCCATTGGTCAAACGCTCAACGGTGTTAACGCTGTGCTGGCTGGTCACGCACAGGAGGCTAGGCCTGGAGTGCTGGTGGTGATCATCACTGATGGTCAGGAAAACAGCAGCCGTGAATACAACGGTGATCAGATCAAGAGCATGGTGAAGGCTGCAGAAGAGTCAGACTGGACATTCACCTTCCTGGGCGCCAATGTGGACGCCTTCAGCATGGGCAGCACTTTTGGTATGAATGCCAGCAACAGCATCAACTACAGCACTTCCAGCATGGCCGCCACCATGGACGTGCTCACCAAAACAACTGTAAATCTGCGCACAGCCAAGATGGCTGGAACCAGCACTGCTGAAATCTACTCTCAGAGTCTATACAGCAATGCAGATCGCAGCCGCACCATGGGCAAGTAATCATGCGCGACCGTAATCAGCAATATGAAGTGGTGGTGCGACCCAAAGGGCGCACACCAGCAGATGAATATCAGCACAGAGGCGAAACCTTTATTGAAGGTCGATCCAACAGCTGGTATGAGATTGAACTTGTAAACCATACTCATGTTCGTTGTCTAGCTGTACTCAGTGTGGACGGTGTAGGTGTAATTGATGGAGAATCAGCAAGTTATGACAGCAAGGGCTTTGTTTTGGAGGCCTATGGCCGAACCACAGTGCCTGGCTGGCTCATGAACAGTAAGCAGGCTGCCAAGTTTGTGTTCAGTAGTGTGGGCAAGAGTTATGCTGAACAATCCGGCAAGGGTGGTAATCCTGGTGTGATTGGTGCAGCATTCTTTCCAGCCAAGCATGACATGGTGACTAGTGCCACACTATTGTACCAAAACTCCCCTATGACTCAGGGAGTTCCTAACAGCGCAGTGCGTGCTTATAATTTAAGCACCCTTAGCCCAGTGTCCAACTCTTTGAGCAGTAGCAGTGCTAGTGTAGGCACAGGCTGGGGTGAGAGTGTGATGTTCAACACCACACAAACTCACTTCTCCAAGGCCAGCCACACACCGGCTGCTGTGATGGTGATCAGATACGACAGTGCTGACAACTTGCAGGCCATGGGCATACGGTTGCGTGATCGTTACAGTAGTGGCAGTCAGGCATTTCCAGCCAACAGTCCAGGAGGCTACTGTAAGCCGCCGCCAGTTTGGGTGCGTAACAAAACAGGATCGTAACAAGAATAGGGCAGAAATGCCCTATTTTCTCCTGCCTGATCAAACAAATAAAGGTGTTGACATCTAGTCTATATGTGCTATCATGAACTCATGAACAGAGAACAACTCCTTCGCGATCCCCTGGTTGTGCGTGCCATTGAATTTGCCACGGCTGCACATGAGTCAATTGGGCAACGTCGCAAGTATAGCGATGAGCCATACATCGTGCATCCTCTGGATGTAATCGAGATCCTGCTCAAGTTCTCGTCACATCCAGTCACGGCTGAAATGCTCGCCGCCGCTGCGTGTCATGATGTGGTGGAAGATACGCCTGTGACGCTGGAGCAAGTGCAAGCTGAGTTTGGGCCAGATGTGGCAGTGCTGGTGGAGGCGCTTACAGATGTGAGCCGTCCTGAGCACGGTAATCGTCGCGCTCGCAAGGCTCTGGATCTGGCTCACACGGCTGCCGCCCCTGTGGCTGCTAAGACTGTCAAGCTGGCTGATCTTATCAGCAATGCTAGAAGCATTGTGGCGCATGACCCTGGATTTGCAAGGGTGTGGCTGCGTGAAAAGGCTGCCATTCTGGAGGCATGTGCTGATGCTGATCCTGGACTGTTGGCTGAAGCGCAGCGAGTGCTGAATGTGAGTCTGGCTGCACTTGCCCATCGCAGAGGCAAGTAAAAATCACACCCTTGAGTTCAACATTCGACAGAATAGGAAGCAAAAATGATTTATCTGGAAGGTGATCTAATCCAAGCACCACAGACTGTGATTGTGCATGGGTGCAACAACCGCGGTGTAATGGGCAGTGGAGTGGCACGACAAATTCGTGCTCGCTGGCCCTTGGCCTATGAAGTTTATAATATTCAGTTTACCCAGGCAGGTCTGGCACTGGGCTCGCTTGTGAATGTGCAAACTGAGGATGGAAAAATCATTGTCAATGCTATCACACAAGATGGCTTTGGTGGCGATGGTGCCATGTATGTGAGCTATGATGCAATTGAGCAATGTTTTATTGCACTCAATGATTACATGAGGGACTGGAACCTGCAAGAGGCAGCCCTTCCGCGCATTGGCGCAGGCTTGGGAGGTGGTGACTGGCAGGTGATTGAACAGATTATCAATAGCACAGCCACCAACTACACTCCTGTGGTGTATGATTTCGTGCCCTTGTAATATTTGAGTGATAGGTTTATACACATGCACTTGGAATAAATAAGTGCATGTGTATTATTATTGGCAAATGGTTTCCAGAAACTGGCTGGATTGGAATAAAAAACAGAGATCGCAACTATATCCCGGAAATCAGTTTCCGTAAAAAGCGCAGTGATGGTATAGAGATACTTTATTTTTGGGATGATGTTACCCAATACTGTGAGGGTTTGAACAGCGCAGGAGTTTGCGTGCTGAGTGCCAGTCTCATGGTCAAAGACGATGAAAAAGAAATCACGGTTCGTGTCAAGCAGCCCAGCAAAGATGGTGTAAAGATCAAGAAGGCTCTCAAGTGTGCTGACGTGCGCTCCTGTGCAGAAAGCTTGGTGGAACAAAAGTTGCCTGGAAATACTCTGGTGTTTGATAAAGACACTATGATACTCATTGAGGGTTGCTGGCGCCCAGGTGAATATGACAGCCAAGGGTATGACTACAAAATGCAGGAAATACCCACTCATGAAACGGTTATAAGAACAAATCATGGAGTTCTGTTGCCCTGGGCTGGTTATCAACGTGGGGATAGCCCTCAACAAACAATGAGCCGTATCAGCAGCGAAAGCAGACGCAATATTGCACAACTGGCCTGCCAAGACTGCACTACTGCGCATGACGTGTTGGATAATCTCACAAAAGATTACACAGGTAACGGACAGTTGAATGCACTACGCACCAGCACAGACAAGAAAAAGATGCGCACCACCAGCCAAATACTAGTAGTGCCCCAAGAATGCACCATGTATGTGCGTCCTGTTCAAAGCAACATGGACTATAATTTTTGGAAGTTGAATGACCCTGCACAACAGACCTGGGTTGAGCTACTCAGTAACAGAGTGCTGTATAATCATCTCAACAATGTGGACAGAGATGACAAGCCCACCTTTAAGAAAAATCTAAACCATAAAACTAAATAATTCTGATCCCAAGAACGAAAAATACTGATTGACGTACACATGCACCGATGCTGGAAATCCAGTCCCATCGGTAATCAGCTTAGGAGATCAGCCATGATTGTTTATAGTGCTAGTCCTGATCAAGCTCTGGTTGTAGAACCAGGCGAACGTTTGGTTTATGGTGACAGTGAACACCTGCTCCAGGGTTTTGGAGAAGTGCATTTGAGCAGCACAGGACAACTTGTTGTAAATGGACAACCTGTAAACAGTGTGATCCGCCGTTATGTTTATGTGAGAAAGCTGGGTTATTCACAAAACCGCAGCTGAGCCCTAAAAAGGTTGACAGGTTCACATGTGATGCTATACTCAGGGCACACAAGGAGATACCCATGAATTCACCAGCTGATGTAATTGAGCTGATTGCGGCCACCAACAGTCGCAATGAAAAGGAAGCTATTCTGCAACAAGCCTGGGACGAGGGTCAGCTGGAGTTTTTCACTGGTGTGAAAATGGCTCTGGACAACATGATCACTTTTGGTGTTCAGAAAGTTCCCTTGATTGAGGAAGATGATGGCACTGAAGGGGATTTTTGTTGGGCTGATTTCCAAATGCTGGCAGACAATCTGAGCAGCCGCAAGCTCACAGGCAACGCTGCACGTGATGCTATTCATGATGCTGCCCTGGTGGCCAATGCACGTGAATGGAATTTGTGGTATCGCCGTTTGCTGCTCAAGGACTTGAAGTGTGGTTTGACAGAAACCACCATCAACAAGGTGCTGGATGCCAATGGCAAGTCAGGCAAGCTCTACAAGGTGCCAGTGTTCAGCTGTCAGCTGGCCAAGCCTGCTGACGACAATCCCAAAAAGATGGTGGGTGAAAAGCTGCTGGATCGCAAGTATGACGGTGTGCGTCTGCTCACAGTGGTCACACGCTCGGGTGATGTTCGTCAGTTCACTCGCAATGGTTTGGAAAACACCAACTTTGGCCATATTTGTGACATGCTAAAAGGATTGAGCAAGGTGCTCACAGAGGATGTGGTTTTGGATGGTGAAGTTATCAGCCACAACTTCCAAGCTCTCATGAAGCAGGTGAATCGCAAAGACGATGTGAACACCAAGGACAGCCGACTCATGCTGTTTGACATTATTCCGCTCAAGGCTTTCCGTGCTGGAGAATACAATGTGGCACAGGCTGATCGCCACAATGCATTGTGTGAACTGATCCCGCAATTTCAACAGCTCACAGATGGGGTGGTGAGTGTGGAGCCCAAGCTCAAGGTGAATCTGAGCACTGACGCAGGACGCAAAGCCATGTCAGAGTTCAATCGTCAGGTGCTGGAAGAGGGCTTGGAGGGCGTGATGGTCAAGGATCCCACTGCTTCCTACAAAACCAAGCGCACAGATGGCTGGCTCAAGATCAAGCCCTTTCAAACTTACGACTTGACTATTGTTGCTGTTGAAGAAGGTCAAGGGAAATTTGAAGGCACCCTAGGCGCAATCGTTTGTGAAGGAGAGGACAACGGCAAACAGATTCGCGTAAACGTGGGCAGTGGCTACAGTGAAGAGCTGCGGGACCAGATCTGGAAGGCGGGCAAGCAGGTGTTGGGTCGTGTTGTGGAAATAAAGGGCGATGCCCTGACTATGGATCAGAATCAGCACACATGGAGCCTGCGCTTTCCTGTGTTCCTACAGTTCCGTGGTTGGAATCCGGGAGAGAAGATCTGATGAGCAAGGGAATATGGGAACTATCAGAGAACTGGGGTGTGGCCGAATTACAATTGGCGCTGTCGTCAGTGTATGACAAGAATTTGTTTGAAGAAATTATTGGCTCAATACACCCTATAGCTGATCTGGCTGCACAAGTGTTGCTGAATACACGTTATCAGGATTATCTCTTGCATTTGGCCAAGTATGATTGGGACGTGCCAGCGGCCAATTTGGCATGGAACTAGGCTACAAAACTGACCAAGGAGCAAGCAGTGAGAATCCCCCTAGACTTGTTCAGTGACCAGGCCCAGGCTCAAGGGCTGAACGCAAAGATCTGGATGCCCTTTCAGGAGCACATGAGCCAATTACTGCATGATCAGCTCAAAGCTGGTGGTGGGGATCTGGAAGATTTTGATACTGCGCTTAGGAAAAAGGTTTTGGCTGAATGGGGAGCAGAAACAGATTGGTTTGATCCAGAAAGCCCTCTCTATTTTAAAGATCAGGAAAGTCTAGTTCAATTTGTGCTGGCCTGGAGCAAATAAAGTGGAGTGTTGGCAAGCAGGCCACCAATGGATATTTAGAGGTAGCACAAAAGCAGAACACGCCCGGCTGGTGCAACTCTGCAGGCAGCTGATGGGCAAGAGTCATGGTGATGTGAGCAGTTGGTGGAGTGGTCATGTGCTTAACCCAAAAACTGATAATTTTGTTCTAGTGCCAGCGGTGATAGTGCGAGATCCGAATCTGACAGCAATGTTGAGGCTGATGTGGTGCTAGCGGATTCTGCTGTGATCAGCAATAGTTTGTATAACGTGGATAATAAAATGGCACAACTGCCCTTTAAAATTACAGTGGAGAGATACTGTCCACTTGAGCTGGAGAAGATCATCAGCTGGTGCCATAAACAGTGGCCCTATACTTACGGTGCCACGTGGTATTATGGCTTGCAGTGTGAACCACTCATACGCCCGCACCTTACTCCAACTGTGCGTTACACTCAGACTGTGTGTTTTCAAAGAGAAGAAGATGCATTGTGCTTCAGTTTGGCCTGGAGTTGACCCTATGACTATTATAAGATATGAGCACAATGAGCCAGAAATGATGCATGCAGAGTGTTCAGATCTGGTCAAATATGTGCTATCACAGTGTGTATTTGTGGAATATGCACAAATTGAAAAAATCCCATGCATGGAACAATGGTGTGAGAGCACATTTGGAGAAAAACGTCCAGGATCCATACTGGCTGAAGCCATGGAAGGCATGTTGGATTATTTTGATGGAGATTGGAGTTCGTTTTATCATCCCCGAGAACAGGGTATCTTGTTTTGGTTTAGTTCACATGCCCGCAGGGCGCAATTCATGCTCACTTGGTTGTAGACATAAGTCACATCCCCTGTAATATATAATCAACAATCTAGGATCACTTTTATGGACCAACGCATTGGCTTTTGTTGCAAGATGCTGCCTGAACAGACCTTTACTACAAAAAAGGATGCACAGGCCTGGCTGGATCTGCACAACTGCAAAAGCACCACTGTGGCCTATCTGGACAGGCTCAATCGCACTCACGCCATTGATAAGATTTGCAGCATTATTCAACACAACCAGCGGGCACTCAGCGCACAGTTCAAGGCTATTGGCAGCTGGCCTCAAGAACTGCGCATGGTGCGTATTGGCAGTGAAATCCTGCCTGTGCGAACCTTTGAGCGCTACAGGGATGTGTATTTGGAACCAGTTGTGCGCAAGACATTGGAGGGCTTTCATGCTGTGGGCGAATTGGCACGCAAGCATGATATCCGACTGAGCACACATCCTGGGCAATTTTCGATTATTACAAGCGATAGTGAAAATGTGGTAAATCGAGCCATTGAAGACTTGGAATATCATGCTGAAATCTTTCGGCTCATGGGCTATGACAGCAGTGACCAACGACAGGAAATCAACATCCATGGTGGTCCACAGAGAGCAGACATGGTGGAACGATTCAGGGCCAGTGTGCGCCGGCTGTCCACAGACACTCGTCAGTGGTTGAGTGTGGAAAACGATGAATACAGTCATGGACTGGATGATCTGCTGCCCCTGGCAGACACTGTCAAGATTTGTGTGGACATCAATCACCACTGGATCAAAGAGGGTGTGTATTTGCAGCCGGATGATCCACGCATGACGCGAGTGGTGGAAAGCTGGCGTGGAGCACGTCCAGAAATTCATGTGGCCTACCCACATGAACTTGTGCTGGCAGGTCATGATGTGGAAACACTGCCTGACATGGCTGTGATGGAAAGCAAAAAGATCAAACGTGGTAAACTGCGGGCGCACAGTGATCAAAGCTGGATCCCGGCCATCAGTCGTTATGCACTCACCTTCTGGGGCCTGGCTGACTTGTGCGTGGAAGCCAAACACAAAAACCTGGCCAGTAAAAATTTGTATAATCTTACCACAAAAGTTTAAATACGTCTATTATACTAGTCATCATACAAGGAGATATCATGAGATGAGTAAAAACCTACCAAGCTGGGGTAAGCATCTGGTTGTAGATGCAGCAGGAGCCACTGAGGCTATCAATGACAAGGACACTATCGTTCGTTTCACCAAGCAACTGGTCAAGGACATTGACATGGTAGCATTTGGTGAACCCCAAGTGGAATGGTTTGCGGACCATGATCCCAACAAGGCTGGATTTACTCTAGTGCAGATGATCGAAACCAGTGCAATTGTGATTCACTTTGTGCCACGCACTTGGACCCTACACGCGGATATTTTTTCCTGTAAGGACTTTGACTGTGATACAGTAATCAATCTGTTGAAGGAATATTTCGGCGTCAAGGCTTGGAACACAAAGGTGTTTGAGCGCGAAGCCCCAGATCTTTCAGCTTGAAAAAAAGGGCGGTAGAGATACCGCCCTTTTCTTTTGACTAGATTTCCTGGATTGACAGCACCAGATCATCACATCCACGGATAATGCGATGATATACTCCTGCTGGCACACACCAGCTATCGCCGGGCTGGATCATCTGGGGCATTTGGTTGTCCAACTGGAACTGCCAGCCGTCCCCTTGCACTACGGTGATCTTTCTTGTAGCATAGTCCCTGTGCCACACCAGTTCAGATTCCTGCACATCTAATGGGAAAGTGCGCTCAAATGACTTGGGGGCAGTGGGGTGATCCTGGTAGGGAACAACCTCTACCATTCTGCATTTCCTTCAAATCCAGCTTCATTTAGTTCGCTGGCACACTTGAGTATGTCACCTGGGTTGGTGGTGCCCTCATACTTCCTTAATATGATTAGGCATTGGGTTTGTAGTTGATAGCTATATTCATTGTTCACAAACATGTGTATGGTTTTTATAGGCAGCAGGCTCAACATGGCCAAGTGGGGGCTCCAAGTCACTCCCACCTTTTCTAAATTATCCGGCAAACCTTTTAAACTTTGCAATGGATTGTCCTGCACCCACAGTTGTTGCGCCTGGGGAGCATACTCCAGTGATGTGAGTTTACAGCCCCTGGCATAAACTTCCGCTTTGACCACAGCCGGTCCACCAGCAAAGGTGGTGATGGGATTGCTCCTGCACACAAACATACCGCCCACTGTGCGTGGGCACCCTTTCAAAGTCTTGAGGCCTGAGTTGAGTAGGTTGAAGTCTTGGGTGACTGTGCCAAATTGCACAGGAAGTCGAGCCTTCTTGTGCATGAGTGTCACATTGCCATTCACATTCACCACGCCTGTGTCCTCTATATCAAAATCGCCTTCAATATAAAAATCCTTTTTGAGTGCTGTTTTGATCATATCTTTGTCTACCATTCTGCATTCCCCTCAAATCCCGCTTCATTCAGTTCACTGGCGCAACGTAGTATGTCACCTGGGTTGTTGGTGCCCATATATGGCTGCATGATTTTCCAAGCCTTTTCTCCAGCAAAAGTGCCACCATATTTTACTGGATAAGCGAACTTGACGTTTTTGTAGGTTAGTAATCTCAACATGGGCAGATGGGGATTCCACATGAGGAAATAAAAACTAGCACCCTGGGGCAGATGTTCCAGTGATTTGAGCTCCGGTGACCTGACTCCAAAAGTTCCCCGCACAGTGTGGGGAGCACCTTCCAAGCTTTCCAATATTTCGGCTTTGACCAAAAAATCTCCGCCCACATACTGGGGACTACCCACCAAGCTGGTGAGTGTGGGTTGCTTGCCCAAGTGAAATCCGCGACTGACTTCCAGGAAGGACACTGGCAGCCGGCTAAAGATGTTGATAGCCTCAGCCATGCCCTTGACACTCACCAGTCCCTGGTCATTTATTGTGACCTGCTCCATGGTGAGTGTGACGAAATTGGCTTTGAGAGCTGCAAAAATCTTTTCTTTGTCTACCATTCTGCATTCCCTTCCAATCCGTGTTCGTTGAGCTCACTGGCACATCTTAGTATGTCAGCTGGATTGGTTGTGCCTGCATACTTTTCCAGAATACGCTTGCAATCCCTAATCTTCTCCATGGGCTGGGAGGACATGGGGTATGCACTGAGTATGTCAATTTCCTGTGCTGTAAGAGTGCGCAGCAAAGGCAAATGTGGATCATAACTCACAGTCACCAGCTGCAAGCGTTTGGGAAGTCCTTCCAGGCTGGTCAAGGGATTATTAGCTAGGTATAGGTGCTTGGTTTTGGGGCACCCCTTCAAGTTGGTTATTTGGCTGTGGTTGATCATGACTAGACCGCCCACTCGTTGGGGAGCCCCAGTCAAATCTTTGATAGGGTTGTGCGTGCTGGTGAATGCGTTGCCCACATATGTGGGGCACCCTTCCAGTGTGGTCAACAAGCCAGTTTCCAGTTTAAAATTGTTGCTCACTCTGCCAAATTTCACAGGCAACTCTGTTATACCGGAAGTGAGCTCAATGCTGCCTTCACAGCTGACAACACCATCATCATCCACCCTGAGCTCACCAGCATACCAAAACCAACGGCGCACTTCCAGGAGGATTTTCATTTTGTCTACCATTCTGCATTTCCTTCAAATCCTGCTTCGTTTAGTTCACTGGCACAACGAAGTATGTCAGCTGGATTTTGTGTGCCCTTGTATTTGTTGAGTATTGTCCATACCGGTTTGGGAGCAGCCATCATGTCCAATTTTTTAGCCTGCAAGGTAATCAGTCGCAATAAAGGCAAATCCTTTTTATAATCGCACTCAAATAAATGTCCCACCCTTTCTGGTGCGCCCTCAAAACTTTTAAGTGGGTTGAGCCGACAGTTGTATCTGTCCATGACCTGAGCAGGACCTCCCTCCAAACTGGTGAGCTTATTACTAGCACAAATGAAGCTGCCTCCCACCCACCTGGGAGCACCTTGCAAGCTTGTTAACTGATTATTGTCGCAGGCAAACCAGTCACCCACTTTTTCAGGAGCGCCCTTCAAGCTGGTGAGCTGGTTGGCCATACAGCTGAATCCCCCATGCACTACACGGGGCGCACCCACAAGATCCTTGAGCAGGTTACCAAAGCAAAAAAAGTCACCATGTATGGTGTGAGGTGAACCTTTGAGACTGGTCACACCTTTTTCGTAACAGGCAAAATCGCCCTGGACTGTGCCAAACTGCACATGGAATTGGCCTTGGCTGGCTTCCGCCCCCTTGAATGTCACATTACCCACCACATCCACTTCCCCGTTTTGGGGATTCACCTCAAAGGTGCCCTTGTTGCTGATTTTAAAATGCTTTCTTACCAATCTGCTGATTTGTTTTACATCTACCATTCTGCATTTCCTTCAAATCCTGCTTCGTTTAGATCGCTGGCACACTTGAGTATGTCAGCTGGATTTTTGGTTCCTGCATATTTTCTGATTATATCAGTGACCGAGTCAGGTGCATGTCCAATCCAGGGATGCGGATAAGTGATCAATCTTAGCACAGGTAGCTGTGGATTCCAAGTACACCAAAATTCATCCCCCACATGCTCAGGAGCACCCCCCAAGCTGGTGAGCGGGTTATACTCGCAGTCAAACGTGTCTCCCACATGCTTGGGTGCCCCCATCAAACTGGTGAGTTTATTATGATGACAAATAAAGTCACCACCCACGTGCTGGGGAGCTCCCTCCAAGCTGGTGAGTTCACTGTTTGAGCAGATGAAATATCCTTTCACATGATGCGGTGCGCCCACCAGGCTGGTGAGAGATGAAAAAATACACCTGAAATTGCCAGATACAGTGCCAAAAGATACTGGTAGTTGTTTCACGTCGGTGTCCATTAACTGCACATCACCATGCACATTTACCTTGCCATCTGATCCAATATTGACTTCACGATCAGGCCCACTTGTGTTGAAATATTTCCAAAACACCTTTTTGATTTGTTTTGTATCTACCATTCTGCATTCCCCTCAAATCCTGCTTCGTTTAGTTCACTTGCACAACGCAGTATGTCAGCTGGATTTTTGGTGCCTGCATACTTGTTTATTATGTAGTTTACCTTATATCCTCCACCCAAAAGTTGCACATGGGGATACATGATGGTTCTCAACAACGGTAAATGTGGGTAGTATGTGCATATGAATTCCTGACCCACTTGCTCAGGTGCCCCTTCCAAACTGGTGAGATTTGGGCAATTCCTCCAGGAAAAAATCCCTCCCACATAAGTGGGGGAACCCTCCAAGCTGGTGAGTAATTCACCTCCGTCACCACCACCATAAAAACTGCCACCCACATGAGCAGGAGCACCCAGCAAGCTCTCAAGTTTATTACCGCCGCATGAAAAATTATCACCCACATAATCAGGGGCGCCTTGCAAAGTGGTTAGTGCGTTTAACCAACAGGTAAAGCCTCCTCCCACACGACGGGGCGACCCTATCAAGGTGGTCAAAGATCTCTCATGGCACGAAAAAGCATCTGACACATCACCAAATTGCACAGGTAACTGTTTGACCTTCTTCTTTAGGAAGACTTGCCCCTTAACATCCACCACGCCATCAGGGTGTATGATCACATCACCCAGTATAGTAAAGTACTTCTGTAGTCTGGCCTTGATTTCTTCCACATCTACCATTGTGCATTTCCTTCAAATCCAGCTTCGTTTAGTTCACTGGCGCAACGTAAAATATCAGCTGGATTTTTGGTGCCTTCATATTTGCTGATTATATCAGACACTGAGCCAGGTGCATCTCTAATCCAGAGATCCTGATAAGTGATCAATCTTAGCACAGGTAGCTGTGGATTCCAAGTACACCAAAATTCATCCCCCACATACTCAGGTGCACCCTGCAAGCTGGTGAGGTTATTGTGTTGGCAAATAAAATCAGCCCCCACATGACGAGGTGCGCCTTGCAAGCTGGTGAGCAAATTATTGCCGCAATTAAAATCACCCTCCACATGATCTGGTGCGCCCTTCAAACTGGTGAGCTTATTGTTGTAGCAATAAAAACTACCCTCCACGTGAACAGGTGCGCCCTGCAAACTGGTGAGCTTATTTGCGTAGCACTGAAAACTACCCTCCACGTGAACAGGTGCACCCTGCAAACTGGTGAGCAAATTATGGCTGCAATTAAAATGACCCTCCACATGACCAAATTGCACTGGTAACTGTTTAATCTGACGCTTTAATTCCACGTCACCTTGCACATCCACCACACCATCAGGGCGTCTGGTCACCTGCCCGCTGATTTTGAAGTATTGCTTGAGTACCTTTTTTATTTGGTTAGCATCTACCATTGTGCATTCCCCTCAAATCCAGCTTCATTCAGTTCACTGGCACAACGTAAAATATCACCTGGATTTTTGGTGCCCACATAGGGTGCGAATATTTTTCCGAACTTGCGTATAGTAATAATGGACACAGACGGCCCACCCTTGGCCACACCCATCACAGTCACTCTCCTAGCTTGCAAGGCGGGCAAAAATCCCAATTGGGGATCATAGGATAGTTGTATCCAATCAATGTTCTCTGGTATATCTGCCAGACTCTCCAAGGGATTTTCATATACTGTCAATTGAACGTTGTCAGGACAATGCTTCAAGTTCTTGAGTTGACAGTCTCTGGCCACCAGTTTACTGCCGATTTGAACACTCACATGTTCCAAACTTGTGATGGGATTTTTATAGCAAATATAGTCCTTGCCCACTTGACGCGGCCCTCCTGCCAGTGATGTGACACCACTCCAGCTACAGTCAAATTCACCACCCACAATTTCAGGACAACCTTCCAGGCTGGATAATTTTGTGGCAATCCTAAAGTCACCTTTCACATGTTTGAATTTTATGGGCAATTGGGGTTCACTACCCCAATACTCCAGGTTACCATCATAGCTGACCACACCCTGGCTATCAATGCTATAGTCAGCGTTGGGTGTTCTGAATCCTGAGAATTCTTTGTACAACGTCTGCAGAATACGATCTTTGTCTACCATTCTGCGTTTCCTTCAAATCCGTGTTCGTTTAGTTCACTGGCGCAACGTAGTATGTCAGCTGCATTTCCTGTGCCACAATATTTGTTGAGAATCGCTTCACATAATTTGGTCTCTTCGTTTCGAGTGTACTTCCCTGGAGTGGAAACATAATACAGAGTAATTTTTTTTGCAACCAGTGCTCGTAGAAGGGGTAGATGAGCATCGTAAGTTACCAATAGACTTTCCAGGCGTGGAGGAATACCTTCCAGGCTGGTCAAGGGATTATTGACTAGGTTTAGGTACTTGGGTTTGGGGCACCCCTTCAAGTTGGTTATTTGGCTATTGAACATGACTATACTGCCCACTTGTTGGGGAGCACCAGTCCAATCTTTGATAGGATTGTTAATGCAAATAAACTGGTTGCCCACATATGTGGGGCACCCCTCCAGGGTTTTGAGTTGATTACTCTCCAGACGAAAGTTCTCGTCTACTCTTTTAAACTGCAAGGGCAATTTGCTCATCCTGCTGGTCATCTGCACACTGCCTGCGCAACTGATCAAACCATCACTGTCCACAGTTACAGACCCATTATAGGCAAAATGGCGTCCCAAGTCGCGTATTATTTGTTTGCTGTCTACCACCATTTACCACCACCACTTAGTCCGAGACTTTTACTGTACCTGGGAAGTCTGCACGACCAGTATCTGGCACTCATGCGGTCATTGGCTTGTTCACAGCGATGACGTGCCGCAAAATTGGCACGGGCTTGTGGATCAGCCAGTTTAACTTTCAAACGTCCAGTGGCATCACCAAAGCTGATTTTTTTGACCTTGTCAGTGCTGGGGTTCTTCACATAAACATAAAACTTTTTACTGCCACCACGATGAACTTTGCCCAACTGCACTTTCTTGCCCTTGTATTCGGCTTCCAACAGGGCCTCATGCATGTGCTCAGTGAGTGGCACATCCAAGGGCACACGAACACCCTCATAAATGGCCCAAGTGCCTATGTCTGTAAGCAGCAGTTCCTGATCATCCTCGTGAAACTGGATGCCTTCTGCCATCATGGTTCGTGCATGTTCAAAAAACTGGCACCAGCTGTCGCTCAACATACGGAACATGTTATCTTCCAGGGGGATTTCACAGCAGACGTGGTTTTCCAGTAGTGTCTTGTAATCTGTTTGTGTAAGTTCGTGTATCTTCATGGTGTGTTATTTAAACACAAACAGGATTGGTAAATATCATCATGAAGATAGTTGATTTACTCTTACAAGAGTCTCGCTCCACTCCCGTGATCTGTGTGGATGTGCAGCCTGAATATAGTGGCATCATGGATGGGGATGAAAGTCCTGTGTTTGAACAGATCATACAATTTGTGAATAACCAAACTGGTCCTGTGCTCATGTTTGTGAACGCCGAAGATCAGGGTTTGAGCGGTGATACTGTGGCATCTGTGAAAGAGTATTGGCAAGATAGTGGCTTTGATCCAGATAATTGGCGCAGAGTTACCGTTGTGGACAAGGGATATGGATACTTGAGAGCCTGGATGGATCAGGGCATTGATGCTAGAGCAATCATTCGCACCATACGTGAGATGTACAAGCAAAAAGTGGATGATAGTAGACTACTTTTTGATGGTGAAGATTCTGACACCTATCAGGGTGACATGCAAAATCTGTTGGGTGTAGACTATGATGATGTTGTGTTATCAGATCCGTTGATTACCCAATGGACCAGCATTGCTCAGCTCAAACGTTTTAGTGGCGCTTACATTGTGGGTGGTGGAAGAGACGAATGCTTGAGAGAGGTGGAACTGCTCATGAATGCCTTCAACATAAAATACAAAAGAATTGACAGTTTGGTGTACGGATGAAGATACAAGATTTGCTCAACAAGCCCACCATGACTGTGGGTCAGCTCAGTAAAAAATATCACACAGCTCCCAGCGCAGTGGAAACTGAACTCAGCAAGGGTGTGAAAGTGGAAATGGAGCACACCAATAATATTCAAGTGGCTCGTGAGATAGCCTTGGATCATTTGGGTGAAGATCTCTACTATTATGACAAGTTGAGCAAGATAGAAAAGCCACTGGCAGAAGCCTTGGACCAATATTCCCCAGTGGAGGATCCCACACCCAGTGAACTCAAGCTGCTGGCTCGCCGCAACAAATATCATAGTGCTAGATTTGTTGTTTACAAGCCTGACCGTGAAGGTACCACCCACTGGATAGCTGCTGATAGTGAACACTTCACACACCACAGCATGGCACCAGCCATGGGAGCTTGGTTGATCAGAGGATATGTGCAATACCTGGGTGATAATGAGTACGCCTATCGCAGCATGGAAGTTTACAGCCCCAAAACAGTGGATCATCCCCTGTTCAGAACCTGGGAGCGGGCAGGAATTCAAAATGGCAACCCTGAAGTTGTAGAATCATATTCCTCTCACCTGAAGGAAAGCGCCATTGATTTGAGCCAGGGTGGTAGAGCTGTCAAGGACCTTAGAGTGGAAGGCGTGGTCAAGATGGCTCGCAAACAACCAGTGCGAGGGCTAGTGTTTGGCAGACACATTTATTGGTGGCCAGCTTCAAATGCCACTCATGGTGAAGTGGCAGCACAGTTGGGGTTCACAGATTATGTGGACTACAGACTCATGCTCAGCAAAGAGAACGATGAGTTAAGACTTAGAGGTGATCCTGTGGAGATCCAACAATGGATGCATCATGTCAAAGCGTGTCCCCAGCTGAACAAGCTCACCCAATCAGATCAATTATACTTCCATGCAGGCAGCCATGGGTGGGTCACAGGTGCTGAATTTATTCAGATCGTATCTGATGAACCAGTTTCAGAAGCTTGGAGCAAGAAATACAAAAAGAGCATCAACTGTGCCAACCCCAAAGGATTCAGCCAACGTGCTCACTGTGCAGGCAGGAAAGCCAGATCAGCACACAGAAAAACTAAATCCACAAGTGTGAGTGAGGCTACCACCAGAACCAGCAAACAAGGCGCACCAGGCACTCTCAAAGCCAAGATATCAGGCAAAGTCACATGTGACAAAGTGCAAAAACTCAAACACAGAAGAAATGCCACCCCACATGATGTGAGTCAAGCCAACTGGTTTATAAACATGCATAATTGTGAAGAATCTGTGCGCTTGAGTGAAATTTTCCAGGAGCCTGCGCAACCGGCAGACTGGAAAAAATTCCAGCACGGCAAATACACTTCCTGGGAAACAGAGTTTTATCTACTCAACAAATTGATAAAAGTTGAAGTTCATGGTGATTACAACCAGACTGGCGCACTATTTGTCACACGCAATACAGATTTGGATTTGCCCAAGACTTATCAAGGATATCAAGTCATATTCAGAGTGGCTGGCAGCACAGAAGTCACCGGCGAAATGGGTGCATCCGCTGCCAAGGTATTCGAAGATGTGGTGAGCGTGTTCCGAGGGTTTTTTGACACGCATGACTGGGACTATATTCTGTTCACAGGTCAAGAAGGCAGCAGAGATAGTTTATACGACAGGATAGCTCAACGGTTGGCCCGTCAAGTGGGTGCCAAAGTGGCCACCTACAGAAGTGAGTTTCTCATATACAAACCTGGTGACGGATTAGCCGAACAGGGAGGAGTGGGACTTGTGGTGCCGGGTGTGAACATGCCAGCCGGCATGCATCCAGATGAGATTCGCCGTCAGGCCCGAAAGTTTGGTTTTAAAACAACCAAAGATGGTGTACCTCCTGTGACAAGAACTGACGGAAAATATTGAATCACTAGCAGTGTTCCCTCACAATTGAGGTAATGCTCAGTATCAAACAACAACGGTTACTGGAACTGTCTCAACAGCCCCTGTTACCCCATACTCACGTGCAATATCTGGAACATCTCAAGGCTCAGGGGGTCAACCCCCGGGTTGTTTATGATCTGGGTAGTTGTGTGCTACACTGGTATAATGTGGCACATGAAATTTGGCCTGATGCCCAGTATCATGTGCTGGATGCCATGGACAGTGCAGAGTTCCTGTATCAGGAGCAGCAGTTGCCCTATCACATTGGTGTGCTCAGCAACAGTGATCGCAAAACTGTCACATTCTGGCAAAATGACTATCATCCAGGTGGCAACAGCTATTACAGAGAAAATCCTGAGATCAACTTGGAAGTGGACCAGTATTTCAATGACAGCCACAAGCGTGTTTTGCAGTGTAGCACTCTGGACACTATCATAAGTGTAAACCATTGGCCTGTGCCGGATTTTGTAAAAATGGATGTGCAGGGTGCAGAGCAGGATGTGTTGTTGGGCATGACCAACACACTAGCCCATGTGCAACATTTGATACTGGAACTGCAAAATGTGGAATACAACAAAGGTGCTCCGCTCAGCCAGCATGTGATCTCCTGGTTGGAGCGACGTGGATTTGATTGTGTGGCTCCTTTGTTTAGTAATAATGGTGCTGATGGCGACTATCATTTTACAAGGAAGAGTTCATGAAGATAGCATTTGTAGACACTCTGGGATTGCCCTATGACGGCAACACCATAAACAATCGTGGATTGGGTGGCAGTGAAAGTGCTGTGATCTATTTGAGTGCAGAGCTGATCAAGTTGGGCATGGATGTGACAGTATTTTGTCATTGTAATGCTGATGATGCCAGGCCTGGAGTGTACAACGGAGTCAAATATATACCACTCCCTGAAATAGCCAACCATGCTTGTGATTTTGATGTGGCCATAGCCAGCCGTAGTGTAGAGACCTGGCTACCCCCAGAATTGCGTGCCAATGTGAGCAGCAAAGTAGATTTGAATATTTTTGATCGTTTGCAGGAGCGTGCCCGGTTCAAAGTGCTGTGGATGCATGACACCTTTTGCTATGGCGATCAGGTTGTGGAGCATTTGGTTGTGCATGGTTGTATTCATGAGCTGTTTGTGTTGAGTGATTGGCATCTGAGTTATGTGCTCAACTGTGACCACGGTGCTCGTCGCAACTTTGAAGTGCTCAAGAACAAAACTTTCCTTACTCGCAACGGCGCCAAGAACTGGCTGCCCTGGATTGATCCCAGCCAAAAAGACCCCCATCAGTTTGTATATAACAGCAGTGTCAGCAAGGGTATGGCTCCCTTGCTGGAACAAATTTGGCCACACGTCAAGCAGAACATTCCCGAAGCCAAGCTGAAAATCATTGGTGGCTACTACAGGTTCCGCCCTGAAGATCCGCCTGATGAACAAGAACAAAAGTGGCGCTTGTTGAAGGACACTTTTGATGGCAAGCAGGGTGTTGAGTTCACTGGAATCATTACTCAACAACAGATTGCACAGACTCTGGCTCAGAGCAGCCTCATGCTCTATCCTAGTGCGTTTCCTGAAACTTTTGGTATCAGCGCACTGGAAAGCCTGAATGCTCTCACCCCACTGGTAACCTGCAGATTTGGCGCACTGGAAGAGGTAGCCATTGACCAAGCCTGTTATAAAATGGACTATGCTATTGCACCCAATGGGTTGTTTCCCAACATAAACAGTGAACAGCAGGTCAAAAAGTATGTGGAATTGGTGTGCTGGGCACACAGCAACAAATATCTGCTGCAACAGAAGCAAAACTTCTGTCGTATTGTTCAGCCCCTGATTGGATGGGATACGGTGGCCCTTCAGTGGAAGCAACACTTGTGCAAAGTGTCGGGCAGATATTTGTTGTCACATGAATTTGACAAAGTTTCACATGCAAAACTTCGCTGGCAGCAAGTGTTTGGTCGCAGATACACAAACCTGGAAGATCATAACACTGTTAGTAAACCACAGCAGCCCATTGTTGTGATCACACCCTTTTACAACTGCCAATCATATATTGTAA